TGATAGCCATCCTATTAGAATTAGAGAAGGCAAGAACGGAGTAAGGCCAAAATCTTCAGCATTTTATATTGATGCAATAAGCGAAAATAGAAATATTGAAATGATATTTACTCCAAAATCTTTATCTAGTGGTTACCTCATATTTAATAAAACTGGGTCTACAGAAACAGAATTATCATGGGCGGCAGGCGGACTAATAACTAAGTCTAACATTAGCAATATATATATTAATGGTCAGGACGCCTCATCTGCTACAAACATATCTTCATATCTATATATAGGAGAGCCAAACTATATTTTAATAAAAACATCTGCTGCTGTAACTGGGCAAATATGGTTTAATGGCAAGCAGCTTTTGGGAGTAAGGTCTGGAGTTTTGGATGATAATCTTTATCAAAATATAGCATTGTATGCAAACCCTTTAATTAGCCACGAAGATCACTACGAGCTCTATGTTGGCAAAGCAGATTCTTCTGCTGAAGGATCGTCCATAGTCCTGACAGAAGAGTCAGTATCTACATACTCTAGAGACAGAATTGTCTTCCAAGCCATATAATTTTGTCAAACTGTACGACAAAAAGCTGGACTTATGTCTACAAGGATGGTAAAATAATTAACTATGGATATAAAAAGAATAAATGCTCAGATGAAGTCTGGAGAAACCAGGCTAGGAGTCTATGTTTGGGAAATGCCTGACGGACGATGGGTTGGCGATGAAGATAATAACTTCTTGTCGATACAATCAATGCTTGGCAATAAAGAAAGAATCGCCTTGCTAGCCTCAGCTGTAGCACACTATGGAATTGATGTTGGTCAGCCTAAGTTTATTGAAGGAAGCCGACAAATTGATGATGAAGAGTTCGAGTATCAAAAGCAAAGATTGAGGTGGGGACTAACCCCAGATCCTTTGGACATTGGTGTTCATAAAGAAGAGATGGCTAGACTGAATGGTGGTAAAAAATGAAAGAATATCAAGAAGACTTATTATCAGACAATGTAGAGATATCTAGCGTTGCAGACTGGATGAGATTTAATAATCCTACTAGCCAAAAATCTGACGACCTGTTTGATATAGACGCAGAAGAAGTATTAAAACTATCAGGGCTTGGAGCGTCATTTAGAAGAAAAGTTTCTAGAGATCTTCAAAAAGCTTTTACTGGTAAAGATGGATCAGTAAGCCAGCAGCTTCAGCATCAGCAAGCAGTCAGTGGATACGCAACATTTGACCTAATCCAACCAGAATATAATTTAGATTATCTGTCAACAATTTATGAAATTTCACCATACAACTATGCAGCAATAAATGCAAAGGTTGCTAATATTGTGGGCTTGGGTTTTGATTTTATTGAATCAAAAAGAACTACAGACACCCTTGAAGAAATAGAAGATGAAAAGCAATTAGAAAGAGCACGTAAAAAGCTAAATCGAATTAAGCAAGACTTACACCGTTGGCTAGAAGATTGCAACGAAGATGAAACATTTAAAGAAACACTTATAAAGTTCTACACTGACATAGAGGCTACTGGTAATGGGTATCTGGAGGTCGGTAGAACGACGACTGGCAAGATAGGGTACATAGGACACATACCTTCCAAAACAATGCGTGTCAGACGCCTTAGAGACGGTTTTATACAGCTTCTTTACGGCAAGGCCGTATTCTTTAGAAACTTTGGAGACACAGAAACTGTAAACCCAATTGCTGGCCAAGAAGATAGACCTAATGAAATAATTCATTTAAAGAAGTACACCCCTAAGAATAATTACTATGGAATTCCAGATATTATTGCTGCACAAAATGCAATGGCAGGAAACGAATTTGCTGGTAAATATAACTTAGATTACTTTGAAAATAAAGCGGTTCCCCGTTATATTATTACAGTAAAAGGAGCAAAGCTTTCTACAGAGTCAGAAAGAAAATTGCTTGAGTTTTTTCAGGTAGGATTAAGAGGAAAGAACCATAGGTCCCTGTATATTCCTCTTCCTCCAGATTCTCCAGATTCAAAGACTGAGTTTAAGATGGAGCCAATTGAGGCGGGATCACAAGAGTCTTCATTTAATATATACCGCCAGTCTAATAGAGATGAAATACTAATGGCTCACAGAGTTCCAATTAACAAAATTGGTACCCCAGCAGGCATAAACCTTGCCGCCGCTAGAGACGCAGATAAAACATTTAAAGAGCAAGTTTGTAGACCAGCTCAAGAAAATCTAGAAAAGAAATTAAATAAAATTATTCAGGAAATGACCGATGCGCTAGAGCTTAAATTTAACGAGTTAAGTCTTACAGATGCAGACACCCAGTCAAAGATTGATGAAAGATATCTTAGATTCCAGGTAATAACTCCAAATGAGATTAGAGTTAGAATGGGAATGGTCCCAAGGGACGGCGGGGATGTTCCAGTAGATTTAGCAGCCCAGGCAGCCGAAGTTAAGGCTCAGGCTAATCAAAGCCGAGCACGTGACCAAGAAAGATCGGCCAATTCTCCAGATAAATCTGGGGAGGGCAGAAATGCAAAGGGAGATGGAAGACAAGTCAACTAGTCCTACTCAACTACTTATTTGCCTTTTGATACAACAATCTCTATAATATATAACATATGATCATAGAAAAGTCACATTGGTCTTCTAATGGAAATGCTATTAATTTATCAGTTCCATTTACGAAGGTCAATAGAGAAAAAAGAACAGTCTCAGGATTCGCAACATTAGATAACCTGGATCAGACTGGTGATGTCGTTACCCAAGAAGCTAGCATGAAAGCGTTTGAAAGCTTTAGAGGTAACTTAAGAGAAATGCATCAGCCACTTGCAGTTGGCAAGGTGGCATCATTTAGACCAGAAACTTTTTATGACCCTGCAACAAAAGAATTTTACAACGGTGTTTACGTTGATGCATACATTTCTAAGGGCGCTCAGGATACTTGGGAAAAGGTTCTAGACGGAACACTAACAGGATTTTCCATCGGCGGAAAGATTATTGAATCAGATAACGAAGTAAACAAATCAACAGGAGCATCAGTAAGATTTATCAAAGACTATGCACTAGTTGAACTATCAATCGTTGATTCACCAGCAAATGAACTATGTAACATTTTATCTATTGAAAAAGTAAATGGACAAATGATTTTTAAAGGCATCGCAGCAGATGTTAAAATGGAAAATATTTTTTATTGTGCAGAAAGCGATTCTGTATTTATGTCAACAGAATCAGAATACATATCTCCAGTTACTGGTAAAAAAACAGAACTCATTGGATGGGTAGAATCAAACGACGTAAACAAAGGAAAAGAAATAGAGAAGATTCTTGATTCACGTAGATCAAGATTGCAAACATTGCCTGACAACACAAACATAAATATGGCAATTGCAGAAGGAGGAAATGAAGTGGAAAAGCTTAATGTAACAGAAGCAACTCCAGTAGTAGAAGAAGCAGTTGTAGAAACACCTGCAGAAATTATTGAAGAAGTTGCACCAGTAGAACAAGAGTCTGCTGAAGTTGTAGCTGAAGTAACTTCTGCCGAAGTTCTGGAAAAATCAGCAGAACTAACAGAACAGGAATCACCTGATTTTGTTAAGATGCTAGGCGACCTTAAGGGTTTCTTCTCAGAGACTTTGGAAAAGGCCTCTGAGGCAAACGCTGCTCAGGTTTCAACAATCAAGGAGACAGTCGAAGCTTTTAGCAAGAATGTTGATTTGAGAATTTCAGAATTAGCAGAAAAGCACACAGAACTCTCAACAGCAGTTGATTCAATTAAGTCCATCATGGACACAGTTGAAAAAAGAGTAGACGCAGTAGAATCAGACACTGCAATCAAGAAGTCCTCTGACCTTGGCGGGTCAGTTGGAGTAACAACAATCAAAAAATCAAAATGGAACGGCACTTTCCTCGGTTCCGTTAGCGAATTAACAAAATAAGGGTATGGTGAAAAACTAATGAGTAATGAACTATTAGCAAAAGCAGCTGAAGCAAACACAACACTAACAGGTGGAATGACAGGCTCAGCAAACCCTACCGACGGAATTCACGTAGGTTCCGAGGGTAAGGGAGGCTTGCTCAATCCTGAGCAATCCGCAAGATTCCTTGATTACATGTTCGATGCAACAGTAATCGGTAAAGTAGCACGTACAGTTCGAATGAGAGCTGACACTACAGAGATTGATCGTATCGGCGTCGGAGAGAAGCTTATGAAGCTTGCATCCGAAGCAGAGAACACTGGCTCAAATGCAGCCGTACAGTTCTCAAAGATTTCTCTCACAACAAAGAAGCTTCGCCTAGATTGGGAACTTTCAACTGAGTCTCTAGAAGATAACATTGAGGGTGCTGATCTAGAAGATCACATTGCAAGACTTATGGCAACACAGGCTGGTAACGACCTAGAGGATGTAGTCCTTAACGGTAACACAGCGCTATCTTCAGATAACCTATACAAGGCATTTGATGGTATTGTCAAGATTGCAAAGACAAATGGTCGTGTAGTAGCTGGAGCGGGCGCAAACGTGTCTCGTGACATCTTCAACAAGGCACTAAAGGCTATGCCACGTAAGTACAAGCAACGTCGTCCAGACCTACGCTTCCTTGCAGGCTCAAACCTAATTCAAGACTACTTGTACTCAACATCACAGAACATCCAGAACGTTAACCCACAAGATATTGCTTCAAGCATTATCCGTGGAGACCAGGGTGGTCTAGGTGGTCCAGCAGGATATGTGGCACCATTCGCATTTGGTATTCCAATTGTTGAAGTTCCACTACTTAAGGAAACACAGACAGGTTCATATGCAACACCAACAGGAGAGCACGGAGACGTCCACTTGACATTCCCAAATAACGTTGTTATTGGTATCAAGCGTGATGTAACTGTTTACCGCTTCTTCTGGCCAAAGAAGGACTCAATCGAATATACAATGTATACTCGTGTGGGTACCCAAATTGAGCAGGCAGATGCATGGGTAGTCGTAAAAGACGTTAAGGTTGCTTCTTAATTAAATAAGAAATAACTACCGAAAGGCCCCCAATTAATTTTGGGGGCTTTTCATTTTAATTTTATAGTGCTATAATTTATATACATACCAAAGGAGTATACACATGTCATTTGACACACTTAAGGTCAAAGATCTAAAGACGTTAGCAGCGGACTTCGCAGTTGATGTTGATGGACTAAAAAATAAAGCAGATGTTATTGCAGCACTAACAGAAGAAGGAGTAACTTGGTCAGTTTACCAAGGTACACTTAAAAACATAGAGAACGCAAAAGAAGATGCAGATGAAATTCTTCCTAGACTTGATCCAAATCAAAAGCTTGATGAAGATATGGTTCTTGTAAAGATGGATCGACCAAACTACAGATACGATGCACTTGGATTTACATTCACCATCGAGCACCCATTTGTAGCAATGAAGCCAGATTTGGCTCAAGAAATTTTTGATAAGGAGGAAGGGTTTAGATTGGCTACACCTAGAGAAGTACAGGAGTACTACAACTAAGCCTAACACATGGCAGAGATATACATAAACACAAGCACGGCAGCAACAACAAAACTTTACGTAAAAGGTGAAGCTATAACGCCAACATCATCCGTAGTTGTAAAATTTTATGACATAACTGGCGATCCGCTTGTTTCTCCACAGATTAGTCCCTCATCAATTATTGCTACTGTAACAGCAGAAGCGAGTGAAGTTGACCAAGGATCATTTAGTGTTTATCTGCCAGTGCAGCATTCAACAAGAAATAGAAAGTTTAAGTTAGTTTGGGATTGGCAGTATGACTCAGTTGCTTACTCTAGTACTACGTACCTTGATGTAGTTACTCCATATGTAGATATTCAAGAGGCAGCACAGGAGATAGGGTTTGGCTCAGACTCTAATGATCCAAACCATAAAACTTATCAAGAGCTAAAATTGGCTGAAAGATATGCTAGAAACATAATAGAAGGATATACTGGCCAAAAGTTTTATTTATATGACTCAAACTTTTCTACTATTGGTGATGATTCAGATACATTATCTTTCCCAATTAAAATAAATAGGCTACACACATTATATGCCAATGACCAGTTGTTAATAGATAATATTAATAACATAAACTCATTGGGAATGGTTATAGAGAATACCGCAAGTGGGTTTGGAATAAGAGTTAATCAGTCATCAATATTAAATAATGATGTGTATATTGCAAACGGAATGGTTCCTCCGTCAATAAATGACTCTTCGCCAAACATATTTAGAAGATCTCAATCTTATAAAGTTTACGCTAGATTTGGGTGGGATAACGTTCCAAACGAAGTGCGTGATGCCTCAGTAGAGCTGATGAAGATGTATTTTGCAAAAGACAGAGTCTGGAGAGAAAGATATATTAAGAAAATATCTACAACAGATTGGGATTTTGAGTATTCCTCTGAAGCATTTAGCGGAACGGGATCTTCCTATGCTGACAAGCTTCTAGCAGACTACGTTACAACTCAAATGGTATTACTATAATGTTTGAGGCAGTTAGTGGTCTTATGACCATGAAAATGGATGTATATAGACAACAAGAGCAACAAAATAAAGATACTGGTGCAATTGTTAGAGAGTTTTCCTATATAAAAACATTAGACTGCTATGCCAGAGGAATAGTTACAGAAAGTAGAAACAGAACAAACGATAATCAAAATTTTTCAAATAAATATTCTAATAATCAATATGCAGAAGTTAGAACATCAGAAAGATTAACCCCAAGAGATAAAGTAAAAAATATTAGAGATGCTAGCGGTAAGCCTATATGGTACGAGCTAAATTACCCAAGCGACACACCAACAGTGTTTGATGTAGTAGGAACAACCCCTATATCAGATCCTTTTGGAAATGTTGTCGGATATAACGCATCATTGCAGAGAGCGGAGAACCAGCAAATTGGCATCTGAAATTTTAGCTATTAAAGCAGCAAGCGGTCTAGTTAGCTTAATGTCTAACAAACCCGCAAGCGGTGCTATAAAAGATAGCACAGTAGCTCAGATATCTGCAGCATTATTTTATAAAACAAATGTTATGGCAAAGCTAGCATCAAATCCTCAATTCCAATCAGCATTTAGAAATGTAATATTTGATCAATTGCAAGTTGACTTTGGTGATTATATTGATGCAAAATCAAGAACTTCCCCAAAATCTTTTCATCACGTTTATGAGTGGGACAGGGTGGGTCAAGACGAGGCAAGATTGTTTAAATTAAAACAACTTCCAGCAGATGGCTTATCATTAAAACTCAATTATGAATTGACCGATTCTAAATCTTTCGTACCTTCTGAAAATTCTAAGAATAAGCATGTCTTTGTAAAAAAGGCTGAAATAATGGAGCAAGGAAAGACTGTAGTTATTGCTCCAAGATTTTCAGAAAGACTTGTGTTTGATATAGATGGATATACTATATTCATGCCAAAGGGGCAATCAGTTACTGTTAGAAAGCCAGGCGGAGCGGCAACTAAAAATGCATTCTTTGCACAGTATAGATACTTCTTTACTGGACAGCTAGTCAACATGTCAATAAAAAAATCGGGATTTCAAAGATTATTTAACTCATCATTATCTAGAGCATTAGGTGTTCCAGCACAAATTAGAACAGTTAAATATAGCTTCTCGCCAAATCAGCTGGCAAATGAAGCAGAAGCTGCTACATCGGCAGCATTTGCGAGGTTAGTAAATGGCTAATTATAAATTAGATTCAATGTTTGAAATAAGAAAGTTCTTATGGAACAGACTCACACTTCTTGGTATATTTGATGAAGATGAGTACTATTCAGACAATCTTGGAGAAGCTCTTGTTCCAATAGTGCCAGTTCAGCAACAGCCAGAAATGAATCAATTCTTGAGCGGTAAGAAGCACATAGTCTACGACAAGGTAGGTATGTCCTATGAGAATAACTGGATGATATGTTGCGAGCAAATCCTATTAACCCTATATTCACCAGACATTCTGGATATTGTTGAGATGAGAAACTTCCTAACTGATGAGTTTAGAAGAATGGATGAGTCTGCAAGAGATGTTAATAAGTGGGCGGGATTATCAGATAAATTCAAGTTCTATAGCATTCAGGTAGCAGATATATCATCTACAGCCCCATCAGAAGAAATCCAAGGATTCTATGCAGCAGATGTCATATTAGAGATAAAGTACTCAAGAATATTAGATGGCAAAGGTAGATTTGCCTAGTTTGCCTTTTATAAGCTAGTAGAGTAAAATTAGAACAGAGGAAAGGGCCTAGCCAGCCAAAATATATATATTAATTTCATATGAAATCAGGAGGCAATACAATTATGGCATATCAAAATACAGGAGACGCCCGCAACATTCTTGTTGGAGCATCACCACTATTCTTGTCAGTAGAAGACTCAACAGTATCTGGTTACGATTCAAGCATGGATGCAGGCGAAGCAAACGCTTTTGTTGCATCAAAGAACCGTTTTGTACCAGCATTCTCATCAGGAGAGTCTTACACTACAACACTAAATAAAGTCTTAACAACAACAGGTGCTACTCAGACAGCAACACCTTCAGAATCAACACCAGCAATTGGTGGAGCTTACCGTAACGTTGGTTACACAAATAACGGTCTACAGATCAGCTACCAACCAACATTTGACTCAGTAACTGTTGACCAGTTGCTAGATACAGCTAAGCTGTTTAAGTCTGCAATGATGGTTCAGATCTCAACAGAAATGGCAGAAGGTACTCTAGAGAACGTTCTTGCAGTATTTGGTCAAAAGGGATCAACACTTACATCAGCAGGAACAGGTGCAACAGCAGTTGACACACTAGGTTTGGAAGCAGGTGCACTAGGTGCAGCTCCAACAGAGCGTCAACTAATTGCAATTGGACAGGCTCCAACTTCAGAAGCATCAGCAACTGAGCGTGTATATTATGCACGTCGTGTTTTGTCTGTTGAACAGTCACAGTTCTCTTTGGCTCGTACAGCAGCAACAACATTCCCAGTAACATTCCGTCTTCTACCATCAGGTGACTCAGCTCACGCTGGTTCAGAATACGGTAAGATTATTGACCGCGTTCTAGCAATTTAATTATATTAATAATTAATATCAAAGCCCCCAAGAAATTGGGGGCTTTGCTGTTGTACCCTTATAATGGTTATGCTATAATAATTTAGACGATCCTTAAGGAGGATAAATTGGCAACAACAGTATATGATGTAGAAGAGATTGAACTACAAAGCGGAGCTAAAGTAAAGCTCAAGCCACTATCAATCAAGCAGCTACGAAAGTTTATGGAAGTAATTAAGAAAGTTCAAGATGCAGAAGATGAAACAGCAACACTTGGAATTTTGGTTGAAGCATGCGGAGTAGCACTAGAAACACAGCTTCCAGACCTAGTTGCTGATCTTGACAAGCTAGAAGATGCATTGGATGTTCCAACAATTAATAGAATCCTTGAAGTTTGCGGAGGAATCAAGATGGACGACCCAAACCTAATAGCGGCAGCGGTACTGGCTGGTCAGAACTAGATTTAGCCGCTTTAGAAGGACAAGTTTTTCTTCTGGGTCACTGGAAGAATTACGAAGAATTAGAAGAAAATTTATCAATGCCAGAATTGGTTCAAACCATAACAGCGATAAATGAGAAAGAGCATAACCAAAGAAAATTTGCAGCGTCACTAAAAGGAATACAATTAGATGATGGTGTAGAAGAAAAAGAAAAAGGTTCTACCTTTGAAGATATCCAAAGAAGAGCACTTGGAATAAATGCATCAGCAGATGATGTTGTTGGTTTACAAGGGCCCTTCGCAGCAAAAGCTGGATTTGGAATTGGCGCAGGGTTAGGATACTCTAGGAGTAATTAGTGGCTGACGAACAAATTGTAACCAGTATAGTCGCCAAAGCCGACTTGTCTAGCCTTGTGTCTGAAGTACACAGGGCTAGTTCTAGTCTCCAACAATTACAAAGAGAACTTCTTTCATCGAATAGAGCAATATCTGCTTCAACAAAATTAGCAAATAACTTATTTAGAGATACACTAACTGGAAGCGGACAGTTTTCTAGTCACTTTGTAAACCTTAATTCTGATGTAGATAAGTTTGGTAAAAACCTAGACTCTGGAAGATTAAAGCTTAAGAACTATTTCCAGACATTTAGAGAGCATGCTACAACTCAAAAGGGAATGATAAGGGAGCTTGCCAAAGAGCAGGTAATGCTTCAAAACTCAGTTCTACAACCTTTAGGTAGAAATGCTCAAGGTCTAATGCAGTACAACGTTATGATTCCAAGAGGTTTGGATGCCGTAAAAAATAGCGCACAGCTAGCTCGCATGGAACTTCAGATAATGAATCGTGCACTATCTGAAGGAGCAGGATCTTTAATTAACTGGGGTAAAAATACCCAGTGGGCAGGTCGTCAGCTTACAGTTGGACTTACAGTTCCATTAACAATGTTCGGTGCTGCAGCAGGAAAAGCTTTTAGAGAAGCAGACCAAGAGCTTGTAAGACTTACAAAAGTTTATGGTGGGCTAGCTGCAACTTCTGCAACCGACTTAAAAGCAATTAGAGAAGAAGTTGTACAGACAGCAAAATCTTTATCTCAAACAATGGGAGCTTCTTTTAAAGATACGATTGCCCTAGGTGCAGATATTGCGGCAACTGGAAAGATGGGCAACGACCTTTTAGGTTCCATAGAAGAAACAACCAGACTTGCAATCCTTGGAGAAGTAGATAGACAAGATGCCATGAAGGCTACTCTTTCAATTCAAACAGCTTTTAAGCAAAATACACAACAGCTTACAGAATCAATTAACTTTCTTAACGCAGTTGAAAACCAGACTTCTACAACACTTAATGACTTAGTGGAAGCAATTCCAAAAGCTGGTCCAGTTATACAGCAGCTCGGAGGCAGCATTGAAGATTTAGCTCTTTACATGACTGCAATGAGAGAGGGTGGAATTAACGCATCTGAAGGTGCAAACGCATTAAAGTCAGGTTTGGCTTCTCTTATTAATCCAACAAAGCAAACAGTTGGCATGATGTCTGATTTCGGCATAGATGTTCTGGGTATGGTTGCAAAAAATACTGGAAACACAACTGGAATGCTTACAGATTTACAAACAGCTCTTAACAAACTAGATCCTTTAAGCAAAGCTAGAGCACTAGAACAAATGTTTGGTAAATTCCAGTTTGCAAGAATGAGCGCACTCCTAAACAACCTTGGAAAAGAAGGAAGCCAGACGCTTCAGGTTATGGATTTAATGAAAGCAAGTACTTCAGATTTGGCGGGAATTGCAGAGCGAGAATTAGGAATGATTACAGAGTCTGCATCTGGTAAATATAGAAAGGCAATGGAAAGCCTTAAAGCAGAGCTTGCAAGCGTTGGAGAAGAGTTTCTTGGAGTAGCAACAAAGCTTATAAATGCAGCATCAAAAATTCTAAACTTCTTTACTGAGTTGCCAACACCAATTAAAAAAGCTCTCACATTTATGGCAGGATTTACAGCATTAGTTGGTCCACTAATTATGTTAACTGGTGTACTTGCTAACTTCTTTGGTTATATAACAAAGGGAATAGTCCAGCTTAGATCTTTCTTTATGAGAGCAAATGGATGGAAGATGCTTACTCCAGAAATTATTGCTGCTCAAAAAGCAGCAGAAATGGTTGAGAATGCATTTTATTCAGATGCCGCTGCAGCTCAAGTTCTTCATAATGCATTACAAAAACTTGTTTTAGATTATCAAAACCTTCAAGCAGCATCAATGAAGAGCGCAGTTCCAGTAAACGCAGGAGTGTCTACAGTTGCTGGAAATGCAATTGTTGCTCCTGCTCATGGAAGAAGAGTAGTTGACCCTAACGATCCATATGTTGGAGATCTTAATACTAGAGCAATGTCTCACATTAGACCAAGAGATCCTAATAACCCAGCCACCTTGTTTGGTGGTGTGCCAGGAGCTATACCAGTAAATAGAGGAATATCTAGAACCCCTCAAATTTATATGCACGATAGACTTCCGAATGTTGAAGGGCTAACAAGTGTAAAGGGAATATCAACAGGAATTGTTGCGCCAGAGGCTGCAAAATTCCATGCGTTGATGGCAACTCTAGGAATGCAAACAGAGCAAGAAGTTGCAAATCTAAAGAAAACAATTGCAATGGGTGGAACGGTAAGCAGAGAACTGCTAGATACATTCGATGATATTCTTCCAATAACTCAAAGATTTGCAGATAGCGCAGCAACTCAATCTGCATTAATTGTTCAACAAATGAGAAATGCAGAAATTACTGTTGATCAAGCAAAAGCAAGAATACTTGCACTTAATGCACAAATAGAAGCAGACATGGGATCAGCAGTAAGTATGTATGCTGCTGGACGAGGAAGAACAATTGATTTAACAAGAGCTCCAATGATGGATCAACCAGTTGTTGATGCTAATGGACAGTTTACACTTAGAGATTTGTATAAGAAAAAGACAAATGCTGCCGTCATGGAAGAGTTTGGAAGAGTCCGTGGTGTAAGAACATTTGGCGCACCTTACAGTATTCAAACAACAAGAATGCCTAAATTTAATATAGGTGGAGACATTGAATCATTTGGTCCAAACAAAACAGTGGTTTCAGGACCATCTTCAGTAGACTATGATGATAGATTGGGAAGTGTTCCACTAGGCGGATATGTTTTGAACCAGCAAGCTGCAATGGATCCAGCAAATGCCCCATTAGTTGCAATGGCTCCAAGCACATATTTAAATGACGGTGGAAATATTACAGCAGCTCTTACTCCACGGGAAGTAGTTTTTGGTCCTCAAATTCAAAGAATGCCTGAGCTTTATGCAGCAGTTGATGCAGCAAATAGCGGATACAATTTTGGTGGGCAGATTATGAACGGTATTCCTGGCTATGGGAAGAAGACAGATAAGACACCATCTAGCAAGATGGACGAAAGACTATTTAAAAAACAATACAAAGAATATTTAAGATTTATAAATAATCCAAGATATGAAGATGATCTAAGAATTAGAATGATTATGCTGGATGCAGCAGAGCTGGCTGGAACTGCAGGAATGCCAGTAGATGAAGCTATTAAGAAAGCAACATCTAACTTTGATAAAGCAAAGATGATGTCTGGTGGATCTGATGAAGAGTTCGTTAAGATAAGAATTAAACAGGTACAAAATTTAGAAAAGAAGTATCCAAAGTTACGTGTTAAGAATGCTAAAACAGCTCAAGAAAGCAAGAGCAACGCTTTAAATTATAAGCTAAATGATGTTAGAGATGCTATGATGGATAAAAATCGTTTTCCAAATTTTGTTGGAGTAAAGGATTTAATAGAAGCGGTTTCACCAACAACATTTAAAAATAAAGATGGTATGCCAATTATTCAAGGATTGCATGAAAGAGCACATTTTAGAAGACGTAAAGATCTTGGATATATGACTAGTGGCTATATGGGATTAGCTGCAGTACTACCTCCTGGAATAAATAACATAATGAGCAGACTTGAAGGAATTGGTCTCTCTAGAGATGTTCTAAATTTAAATGCAGCAGATGCAAGAGAAAACTTCGAGCTAGCCTTAAAGCGCACAGGAATGGATAAGTTTGCAACAGTAGATGATCTATATGCCGCAGTTCAAGATGATGGAAAGTTTAAAACCAAATCTGAATATGAATCAGGAAGAGTTGTTAGGGCAACTAAAGAGCAAAAAAATTCTTTACGGATGTTTTTAGAAGCAGCTGCAAAAAGACAAAGATGGCTACCAACAAGACCTCCTAGGCTTGTTATGGGTGGATACAATCTTGGCGGAATGATTCCAGGTGGATACATATCTAGGGGCAGATCAAATTATGGAAATATTGCTCCTGCATTAAGATTGCTTGCACCAGATAAACAATTAAAGATTTTAGCAAAGGCAAGAGAATTAAGCTCAAGAAGCTCGCTAGGCAAGTTTGCCGATATGCCAGTAACTGAGTATGGGCATCAAATTTCTGCAAGCACAGGGATGAGTTATCCTGTACCTGGTGTATCTGGATTGTATAAGGTCGGTAACAAAAAAGTTTTTGTTAAAGGTGTTCCTAATGAATTAACTGCCGTCCATGAGCCAATTGGCACTCAAATTGCAAGAGATCTTTTTGGAATACATTCTCCAGTACAAACAGCTAGGACAGTTGCAAATCCAGTAGATCCAACAAAAAGAACCAAGCTACTTGCTTTAGAATCAGATTACGACCCACGCTTTGCAAACACTAATGTGCCATGGGATGAAGATACAGTGCTCAGACAGCTTGCTAATTCTCTTCTTTTAAACAACAAAGATTTATCTAGAGCAAACGTGTATGGTAATTTTAATCCAGATGTTGGGCAAGCTGGAGTATTACCTAAAGCATCTGGCAATACACGTCTTGCAACAGCTGATGAAATGAACTCTATGGAAAAGCAAGCAATGATTAATCTACTTGCCGTTAAAGGTGGAGCAAGAAAAGATTTCGCACGTGACACTGCACCAATAATTTCTAAGATGAGTCCGAAAAAATATGGTCGACGAATGAAGAAAATATTAGAAGATGCTCGTCCAAAATTATTAAAAATAATAAATGATTTACCTGTAGATCTTAGACCTCCTTATCAAGCAATGCTTAAAAGATTGGATGATGGTATAGAGGTTGATTGGAGTCAATATCATGCCGTGCATGCTAATCCAAAATATCTTAATGCTGGAGGTCCAGTTGGTGGCGGCCCAATTAAGCCAGGAAGACGTGCCTATGGTCGAAAAGATGGTTCACGTAGACCAGGAAACCCTGCTGCAAGAGCTAATTGGGAAGCGGAACAACGTGCACAAAGAGAAAGAGATTTAGCAGCAGAAAGATCTAGGGCTTCATCTCGTCAAATTACTGGTCAACAGGCTTTAACAACAGGATTAGGAAGAGAAGCAGTTAGATCTGGAACAACAAGCTTCTACAACCCTGGACAAGTAATGGTTAACAATATGATCGACCCATTTAGAAATTCAGCAGCAATGAAAACTCAATATTTATCAGCAGCTTTTAGATCTATGGGAAATTCAATTAAGGTAGACTCTATGCAGCTAGCAAAAGCTATAGATATAAATGCAAGAGTTATTACTCAGTCTATAAAGAATACTGCTACAACCATGAGCAGTTCTGTAAGATCAGCTGCCACATCAACATTAAATTTTGCCAGAAGAGCACAAAACGCAATCATAAGAGAGCAAAATGCATTTGCAGCAGCTAGATATCCTGTTGGACAAGCACCAGCACAAGGATTCTTTGGCCCAGGTTTTGTTGGAAATTACAAGGATTTGGGCGATAATATTCAGTCTAGAAAAGTAGGAACTCTAGGAATGAGAAGAACAGAGTACCTTGTAGACGGAAACGTAATGACCGCAAAGCAAGCTAAAGCTGAAGGAATAAATATCCCAAGAAGATACAATGGTATGAGTATGGGTTCTCAAATGGGAATTGGAATGGCTGGATCAATGGGCGGAATGGCATTGATGAGCAAAGAAAAGGTTAACATCCTAGGAAAAGAAATGTCAGGTATGAATGTTGGCATGGGTGTTATGGCTGCTACTTCAATACTTCCAATGCTTCCATGGGGTAAAGTTGGTACTGGCATAAAGTCTGCTGGAACTGCGCTAAAAGGATTTTCATTGTCAATGAGCGGGCTAGCAAAATTTGGAGCTATGCTTGCAAGATTTGCTAAGGGCTTTGGTTTAATAGGAGCAGCAATAACGGTTGCAACTGCAGCATTTAAAATTTATAAGGATTATAAAGATGCTCAGCAAGATGCTTCTATAGGACTTTCTATGACAGCTAAAGCTGCGGAGCAGGCTGGAATAAAGTATTTTAATCTTAAAGAAACCATGCAAGGCTACATAGATAAACAAAAATTAGCAACCGCAGCAGCCAAGGGTGCAGAAGGAAACTCAATTGGTATGCCTGGACTACCTCAATCAATAGAGGAACTAAAGAAGGCAAAAGAAGAAGGAAAACAATTAAAAGATGTAATTGAATCCTTAAATAGATCAGAAACAACAGCAGAAACACAAAGATTAATTAATAATCAAAAAGCACAAATGGTTGCTGCTGGAATGAGCGTTGAAGAAGCAAATAAAAAAATATACGGTGCTTTAGCAAATAGCAATAAAGCCTCTCAAGCATACAAACTGCTTGCAAATACAGAATTTGGAGCAATAACAGATAAAGCTACAGCGGCAGAATTTTCTGTTGGAAATTTGGTAAACACCTTAAGCAAAGGAACAGGAACTGCTGATTGGTATAAAGAGGTAGGAAACGGTTTTGAAGGACTAATAGGTGTATTTTCTGAAGCAACAAAATCTTTAGTTGGAACAAAAGATGAGCTTGGAAATGTTATAGATGAGTTTAAAGCTTATGAAATGGTTATGTCTAAAGCAGAAACAAATAACCCAGGCATGAATAAAGAAATAGGTAGAGACGTATACTTAAATCTTCAAAAAACACAACCTTTGCTAGCGGGAATCATTAATGAATCAGACACTATAAAGGGAATACTTGCAAAGTGGAAACTTTTTACTGCTGGAATAAATATTGATCTAAGCAAAATAGATTCTACTCTAGCATCAAAACTTGCTGGATTTACTTCAGCAATCGGAACAGGAATCTCCCAGCTAACACAAGCTGCTGATTCTGCTACCACATACGCGACTGTTGGATCTGCTTTATCTAAACTTCAAAAAACAATTGCTGCAACTTCTGCAGCAGCTCAAAGAGCAAATGCAGCTTCTCAAAGAAGTGCACAGGAAGAATTAAAAGCAATTGCTAAAAAAATTAAGCTTATAGATGAAGAAAAAAATAAAAAGCTGGAGGCCTTAAGAGCAACTCAAGATGCATCAAATTATGCATTGCAATTACAAAAGCTTCAGATAGAATATGCAGATGCTGTCTCTCGTGGAGACATGGCTGCAGCAAATCAAGCCAAGTTGGATATAGATCAACTCACACTTAATAGACAAGCCGACCTTGCTCAAAAAGCAATAGAGGATGCAGCAAATAAAGCAAAGGCACCTTTAGAAAAAGATGCACAAGCAATACAAGACGCACAAGATAAAAAGAATACTGTTTTTCAAAATAATCAAGATAACTCTGCAGTAGCAGCTGATATAAAAGAATCTCTTGAAAAATTCCAGCTAACGTATAACGAGCTTAGTACAAGAGCTGTTAACGCACAGCTTCTTTCAGGTAAAGATAGAGTTGAAGAAGAAGCAGATATTAAGAAACAGCTTATTAGTTTCCTAAAAGAAATGCAAAAGGCTGGTACTGGACCAGGCCTGCTTGCACAAACAATAAGAAATGCATTCCCAGGATATTTTAATTCAGACGGAAAGCCAAAAGTTCCTGAAACAGTAACTACTGGATCTCCAACTGGATTTGATGCACAGGGAAGACCTATTCTTTCAACAAATACAACAGTAAACAATGATTCTCTTTCCCAGTTTAATAAAGATATTGCAGCTGTAAGCAAGCTAGCAGTTGCTATAACTGGAAATGTTACTTTGAGAAAATTACGTGACGACCTTGTGGAAGCACTAGGTAAGTATAAGGGTGATATTAAATACGGATCAAAGGCTCAAGCATTAGAAGTTAAAGGTAGCAAGTATGATAAGTATTTGCAAGAAGACGGAAGCTTAAATTCTCAAGGTAGAAGAGCTTTAATGAAGGACAATAAATTAGGAGCAGATCAGTTCTTTACATATAAAGGAAAGACATATAGGGGGCAGGGAGCTGGCGCAGATGACTTATTGCCAGCAGTTTTGCAAAAAGCAGATGGCGGATATATAAAACACTTTAATCCAGGAGGAAAAGTTACTGGTCCAGGAACGGCAACATCGGATTCTATTCCAGCAATGCTTTCAGATGGAGAGTATGTATTTAGTGCAAAGGCTGTAGACGCCGCTGGTGGTGCAGATGTTGTAGATGGTTGGCACAAAGCACTTAGAAGAGCAGATGGCGGTCCAATTCTTACATCACCAAGACAAAAGAAACCAGGTGTTCCATATTCAAGATCTGGAAGACCGATAGGAAATCCTTTTGGACAATACTGGGGAGAGCTTTCAAGATTTATTGGACCACGTAGTCCAGGCATGGATATTTGGGGCGGAACAGAAATACCAGGACTTAAGTTTACTGGAAAGGTTCCACAGCATTCAGACTACATGCATCAGATGCTTGAGCAGCCACGCAAGCCATTTACAAGCCCAGGAATGGGTCTAGACAAAGACCCTATGCGCCTTGCAGGCTCTGGAGCCTCTATGGGCGGTATCGGTAATGGAGCCTATGGACTAGGGCCACTCATGTTTGCAAACGGTGGTCCAGTATCTTCGTTTGGGTATCATGCAAAGCCAGACCCAAAACAATCATTCTTAAATAGAATTCTATTTGGAGTAAAGTATGTTGGGGGGCCACAGCCAACGCAATTAGGTGTTCCATTTGGTCCTGGTGGAGTAGCAAAAATTGCTAAAATGTTAGCAAATATTAAAGAAGCAAAAGCGTTTACACATTTTGCTCATTCTCCTATAGATTCATTACAGCCATCAATAGGAAGAAAAAGCCCAGCAATGGCAAACTTTGGTCTTGGCACTTATGGATCCACTAAGGGGATATTTGAGGGCGCACAATTTGGAGAAGTGGCACATAAACTAAGCTTGTCACCATTTGCTTGGATTAAAACAGCTTTAGGTAAAGGACCGATTGACGATGCTGGATTGGCATTAGAGGCAGCGGCATTTAATAAAGCAACAGGATCAAAAATTAGTGGAAGCTCAATGTATTTACACAATGAAGATTTTGTAAAATTCTTATCTAGCAGAGGATACACTGGTTATAAAACTGGAGACATAGTTACAAATTGGAAAGTTGGTTCCCCAGGATTTGGTTTAAAAACCTCACTAGGAAAAGTTCCTTTCGGTGGTATTCCAAAGTCTACATCTTCTCAAACAATTGATCCACCTAGCGGACTAATCCTTGCCAACGGTGGTTTTGTTACTAAATCTCTTTCAAACCTTGGCGTACCGATGTTTGAAAATGGAATTAATATGGTTCCTGCAAATATGCTTGCGATGCTTCATAAAGATGAAGCAGTTATCCCAGCTAACATGAATCCATTTAATCCAAATGCTACGGCGGCAGCAACAGGATCAGTATATAATATAAATGTAGAATTAAATGGAACAAACGTGACAGCAAAAGATGTTGCACTAGAAATACGTAATGAGATGAGATTAAAAGAAATGGCAGCTGGAGTAAATAGAAAGGTTGGGTCATAATGAGTTTTCAAAATTTAAGTAAAGGCTCAATTTTATACATAGAGGCACTAGACCCATTTGCAATTGATACAGCAAACAACTCATTTGATTACAAAGGAGCGTCTGTTGTTGCACCAGGTAATTCATATACATCATCTGTAGCAACTAGAAACAACTTGTCCTACAGCTCTAAAAATCAATTAAGATTTAGAAGAGTTACTGAGCATAATAGACAGCCAATCTCAATAGATACAAACAGAATTGAGCAATCGTCTAGAATGTCAAATGGCACACTCAGAAAATATTTTGTTGCTGATAAACTTACCATAAATATTTCATGGGAAATGCTACCTTCTTTTAGAAATGAAACAGTTGACGGTGCCTGGGGCGCAGAAGATTTAAAAAACTTTTATGAAAGTTCTGCTGGTAGACTACCTTTTAGAATTAAATTAAACCCAACAGTTTTTAGTACAGATTTAATTGAGCAATCTGATGGAGCCTTATCAGATGACTATACTTACACAGTAATGTTTACATCTTGCAGTTTTTCAGTTATTAAAAGAGGACTACAAACATTTTGGAGTGTTGACATATCTTTGGAGCAGGTATGATAACTGTATCAAATGAAACTAAAGATTTAATTAAAAAAGGATATTCGCTATCAACTTCAGCTGGAGCTACAATTGAATACAATCTTAACTCTATGGTTGAATATATAAAAGCAACATCATCTGCTTTAACAAACCCGTTTGGTCCTGCTTTTAAAAAGCTATTTCCAATAGATACTATTTATAAGCCATTTAGACCACTATCTCCAGGAATTAAATATCTAGTTCATACAAATAATAACACAGACACCCCCGTTGATTCTTTTGAAAGACCAAGGGATTTAGATATTGGAACAAGGCCAAGGCTTTATTATCCTGGACCAGATATGGTTTATAAATATTGGTTAGCGCCTAAAAACACTAATATAGATATTTCTTTAGAGTATTTTTCAGATGAAGCAAAGACTACTGCAAAATTAGTTCCCGCCAATAAGATTGTTGCCAGATTTGAAACTAGCCACGACACACCCACATCATGGACAATAACTGGAGTTAAGCAAGATAACACAACCATAACGGTATCTGGCACAACTCTCACCCAAAAAGAAGCGCCAGATTATAAAGGCGGGGAAGCAATAATATATTATGATGGAACTACATGGTCAACTGCAGAACCTACTACATATACAACAACTCAATACTTTAAAAAGATATCTTTAGCTGCAGTTAATTCAAATACAGGAAAGTTTTTGGGAGTAATTGAGTTAAGTCCAAGATGGGTTATGTCAATAGATTCAGACATTGTTTCGTTTACAGTAAATAAAGAAACTACTTCAGATGATACCTCTATTGTTCCAGTTGGGGTTATAACGGCAAACTACCTCAGCCTTTTGATAACAAAATACAATACTACATCTAGGCAGATAGTTGAATATGATAGGTTTGGCCCAATAGATAACTCAAAACTATATTTGTTTAAGAATGCAATTATAAGACCACACATAAATATTGGAGACGGATCTTCCGTGCAAAAGGTACCTCAAGGAGTTTTTTATGTAGCCTCTTGGTCACTATCAGAGTTTGGAGAAGCATCCATAGATGCAACAGATGCTGCAAAAATACTTCAAGATACTATATGTCCTCAGCTTTTAGTAGAGTCTTCACCTGTAACTTCAGTAATTAAAAGAATTTTAGACTCAGTTGGATTTTCTAATTACAAGATAAATATTAAAAAAACAGATGGGAAGGTTGATGACGACTCTATTCCATCTTTAGTTTATTGGTGGTCGGACGGTGAACAAACAGTCTGGGAAGTTTTGCAAGAGCTATGTAGAGACATACAGATGAATGCATTTGTAGATGAATACAATGTATTAAACTTTTATACTAGAAACTTTATATACGACAAAGAATTACCTACCTCATGGATATTTACAAATGAGGAAATCAAGTCTGGATCTAATGTAGAATATGCGCCTAACATAATTAGGTTGTCTACCAAGGAGCTTTTTTCAGCTAATAATGTTAGAGTAAGATATAAAACAGCATTTGTTTCTACCAATTCAGAATCATCCTCTCCTTTGTGGAAATCTGAATCTTCATTTCTAGGTGCTGGCTCCCTTGCAACAGATATCAATGACGACAGTACAAAGTTTCAGCTTAATCAAAATACAATAAATTCTGCAAGAGTAGATAAAATCTTAGATCAGTTTAACGGTTATGTTTTAATAAACGGAGAAGTTATTGAGTATGATGGAGTCTGGTATCAGTATGTACCTGAAGAGAAAGACACAACATTTACTCCTCCACGTGATAAGCCTCCAGTTAGAGTGCTAATTAAAAATCAATCTGACATATGGAAGTATTCAGCTTTAGCTAAACCAGGTTATAAATATTTTTATCCTACTGGAGAGTATAATATAAAAACCAGAGGAGCTTTGTCCACCTCTAAAATGTCTCACAAAAAAACTTTAAACTCTTACATAAATGAGCCTGGGCAAAATGATTCAAATAGATTTAATAAATATAATATTACCCTAGCTACTCCAGATGTAGCAAAGCTAAAGCCTGGTGTGGGAAGTATTACAACTCCAGCAAACACCGAAGAAGAAACAATTGCAAAAAGCTTTTTAGCAATTTCAAATCTAGATAAAGATAAAAAAACTTTTGATATTGCAGTTAAAGATTTTAATTCAGTAGATACTACAAAGCCTTTTGTTTCATTTGGAACAAGGATGTTTTTTGATAGCCAGCTTAATACACCAGAGCAGGTAGGTGGCATTGGATTTTGCTTAGACTCAACTGGCAAAAATGGTTACTACGTGCTTGTACGCACAACTGCATTTTCTGGCCTTCAAAAAGATATTATGGTTGTTAGAGTTAATAATAATAAGCTTACAGTTTTAAAAGATAGCCAGCAGACATCTACCAAAACATTGGCTGGAATTTACGCTGGCAGCTCTTACAATATAGATGTACTGGTAAAAAAAGAATCTTTAAAAAATATAATTACTGTCTTTATTAATGGATTTAAAATTGAAGCAATTGATTCTGGAAGTGATTCTGTTAATTTAACTATTCCACCTCTTTCAATAACAAAAAATGTTGGACTACACTGTGGTCAGGGAATTGCTTATTTTGAATATCTGTATGCTAAAAGTATTGATGAAGATGTATACAAAAATATATCTTTAACCAGGAATTATGAATACAATGGTGTTTATGCTGATGATACTCTTTCTATGCTATTTGGAGATTTAATTTACAATGCTGGCCAAACCGCTGCCGACGAAAACGGTGCCCTTTTTGAATTCGGAACTACCGCTAGAGAAATAAGAAAAGTAAAAGAGTCTTATGATGATGAGTCTAGACCAGCCGTACCAATTACTTTTAGAACCGCATTAAATAAATATGTTAAAATATTAGATCAAAGGTTACAGCCTTTCGGTGCCGAATCTTACGTTTTAAATAACACTTCAACTACTGTAGTTTTAGATGATAGTAATAATACAAGTTTTTATGTTTTGGGAAATTCTATAAGAAGGTCTGGCGCCATAGACTACGATACAGATCAGTCAGAGGACTCCTCAAATAAAGAATTTGTTGTTTTTGAATCTTCTTGGATTCAGTCTGAAGAGGACGCAAAAACTTTAGCAGATTGGATAAAGTCAAGCGTATTAAATAAAGGAAGGTTTGTGGACATAGAAGTTTTTGGAAACCCTTTAATTTCTGCTGGCGATATTATAAGTATTAAATACCCAGTTTTGGGCATGTCTGAAACAGATACTAAATATTTAGTTGTTAGATGCTCCTTGCAATATAGTGAGGGGGTAACCACTACGCTTTCATGTAGAGCAATCTAATGGCGTAATGGTATAATAAATAAATGGGAATTGAAGTAGGAAAAATACCAGTCATCTTTGATGATGACCCTCGTTTAGCCGAAGTTTGGAAGGGCAAGTCTGGAGAGACTAAGTCCATTACTCAATCCTTTCCATTTGGATCAAACAGTTCTGTAGGATCTCCTGGGGACGAAGATGGAGACGACGATCCCAAAGGCGGTAAAAGGCCTCAGCTTTCAGACATAGTTTTAAAAGGATTTGAGCTGTATGAGGATGCATCTGGAATGCAAAGAGCAAGAGCTAAGTTTAGAATTTACAATTCAAGCGAAGAGAAGATAGATGGTTTCTTATACGCAATAACAATATCAGATAAGCAGGGAGGAAGATCATGATAACTAAATTTGGTAAAAGATTTCTTACTAATTTTGTAGCTGGTAACTCATCATTTTCTTCAAAAGAAATGGCTATTGGAATTGCAACAGGAACTGAATATGCTTTGTCAGATACAAACTCAAGACTTGGTTTTGAGTTCTATCGTGTTCCAATTAGGGTCGGAGGGATCGATATAGACTCTTCTGTATCACCAATAAAATATACAGTAATCTATTCAGCTACACTTCCTACAAACATTGCAGGTAAGATTAATGAAATTGGAATCTACTCTGGCCAGTCTTATTCAAGAAATTTATATGAAAGCAAATTTATATCTAATTTTGAATTGCCATACCAGTGGAGTCCAGAGCCAGAGCTAGATCAAACCAACTCTAGAGTTGGAGATAGTTCGTTAACATTTACATCAAATGGGGCGGCCCCAAAAGAGTACACTTACATACTTGATAGTATGGATATATCTGGGTACAACCCATTAGATACATTATCATTTTCATACAAAGCAAATGATGCAAACCTGTCCTCATTGAAGGTAAGGCTCTATAGCTCAAATACCGATTACTTAGAATTTACATTTACTGGACACTCAGTTGGAAACAATATAAAGAATTTAAACATGTCTACTGGGGTATCAACAGGAACATTTAATCCACAAAGTGTTGTTAAGTTAGGAATTATTGTTACTCCAACAACTGCTCAAACATCTGTATCTATGGATGGTCTTAGAATAAATGACGAGGACACCTTTGATCCAGAATACGGTCTCATTGCCAGATCTATACTAGACTCAACAATGATTAAAGTAATTGGAAGAGAAGCATCAATAGAATTTAAACTAGACCTTTCGTTTGGGGTTTAATGTGTCAGAACAATATCCAGATCTAGGAATAACTCAGAGTCAAGATGGAGACTACTGGGATGTTGTAATCCCAGATCTAGATTGTAATACTGATTATGCATTGCAGGCTGCTTGGATATATAGCGATAAGTCTTTGGGAACAAGCGAATTTTCAGACAGATTTAATTTTACTACACCTGCACCCTCAAGGGTTTGCCCAATAAACGTAGTCGCCACATGGGATGCAACGGCTGGATTAAATTTAACATGGACAAAAAATGATGACCGTGTAAGAAATTATGTAGTGTCGCTAACTGCTGGTGGATATACAAGATCTCAACTTATTCCAGCATCTGGCTCATCATTAAATTATTCATGGGTTCTTACTAAAGAAAATAATATTTTTCAGTTTGGAAATAAATTTAGAACAGAATTTACATCTTTTACTATTCAAAGTGTGTATGGTGATGGAAGCTCAGACCAATGCCCAGTAACGCTAGCACCGTATGTTGATCCAATATGTGCAAACTCTATACCAGACGATAAATGGAAAGTGGCAAGTACTATAGATGGAATAATGGTATCTTGGCAAGATGATCTATCAAAAGCTTTAACGTATAGAGAGACAAGAGTTTTTGTATCTTTAACCAATAACCCTTACAATTGGGTTCAAAGGTATACTGGAATTGGCCCTGCCGATATAGGCCTAGATACAATAAATGATGTTTATGTTAAAGTTAATCACTTATCATATTCCGATTGCCAGGGTCTGGACTCTTCTGTAAAAACAGCAAAGATATTTGATCCTCAAACATTTGATAAAGAGCCTCCAAACGAAGTAGTTCTAGGAAATGTAACCTGGTCTGGAGAGGACCTTGTTATACCATACACAATGCCTTTAACAAACCCTCCAGATAGATTTAAGATTACTTTAACAAATACTTTAACTCCTCCAACATCAGCAATATTTTATGGCGAGCCTCCATCTGCTTCTGGAACTCATAGTTTAAAAATACCATATTCTGATTTTCTTCTAAATTTTGGTTATTTAAATTTAACACCCTCATACACTGGGCTTTTTCAGTCTAGAGATATTGCTGGAAACTTTACTGCTGGAGTATCATTCACAACTCCCACAATTGGATGCCAAGGAACTGGATTAACTCCCACCATTGATGACGCATTTGGCATAAGTGCTGGTTACACTGTTATATGGACAGCACCATCGTGGGCGGTAGCAACAGAAGTTTATGCGAGAGATGCTGGTAGCCAGCAATCAACTTTAGTTTATTCTGGCCCAAGCCCAGCAATAAAAGGCACCGAGCTTGACACAAGCCCTTTTGCAGATAAGATAGTAAAAATAAGATACGTTGGAAAATTTGGCTGCTACTCTAATTTTTCTTTAGAGAAAACAGTAAAGCCAATAGATTCAATTGCATTTGATGACAACCCTCCAGAGAATGATTTTGAATTGCAATCAGCTACAGTATCCGATGACTCTAACGGCTTATTTTCTTTTGATAAAAAAGTTTTATTTACATGGACAGAAAATACAGATCCAGACACTGCTGGATATAGAATTAGATTTAGGATACAGGGATCAACAGGTCCTTACACATACATGTCTGTACCAGGAAGAACCAAAACTTCCTCTTATCTTTATGGTCTAAAAGGCGGAAAGACATATGAGATTGCTGTTAGCACATTTGATATTTACGGAAACACAAATGAAACCGCATGGAGAACTTATGATCCTGTAGTATCTCCAGTCAGCAACTCCTTGCTTCCAGATGTAGCAATAACCGCTGGAGACATGAAGCTTGGATATGGAATTGACGGAGATAATTCTCAAAAAGGACTTTACGTAGCGCCAAATAATTATTGGTATGTGCAAGGAAATACTAATGAGTCGAGTGCTGCTTACTTTACAGTCGGTGGAACAACAGACAAAATGGTTTGGGACGGAATGGATTTATCAGTAACTGGAACTGTAAATGCAAATGCTGGAAACTTTACTGGATCAGTTGATATTGGAAGTGCTACAGTTCCTGGCCAACTAAGAGTTTATTCTGGTGCCAATAAATTTGAAGTAGGACAATTAAAAAATTCATCTGGTGCATTTATAAATGAGTATGGAATTCAGGGGACAGATGAAAGTGGACAGCTGTTTCAGCTCGATACATTAAATGGAATTATAACAAATAAAGGACGCATTGGCGGATGGGAAATTTCTTTAGACAAGATAGAAAAGGGAAACACGGTTTCTGTAGGAACCCCTGCTGTTTCATCTATGAGATATGCGGGAATGTCTCCAGGAAGCACCTATTCATTTTGGGCAGGCTCACCTTCAGCAGGCGGATCTGATGCAGCAGAATTTTACGTTAAGCCTAATGGATATGTTAAAGCAAACAATATTGATATTACTGGCGGTAAGATAAAAGTTGGCTCAGGGTTTGAAGTTGCAGCAACTACTGGATTACTAAAAGCCAATGATGCTAATATACGAGGAAGCATATATGTAGACAATGGAGTGATAGGTTCTATTCAAATAGGTGGATCGGCTACAAGAACTGGTGACACATCTCCTACTAACTTCGGCGACGGCCAAATACTTTTGAACACAGACCAAGGAAAGATAGAGTTTGGAGTTTTAAAAGATCAACTCGGTGCTAAAATTGGAACTGGTATTCAGGTAACAAGCACAGCAGACGGACAATTTGTTTCTTTGGATACAGTGAATGGAATTAAAGCAGTAAAAGGATTAATAGCTGGATGGACATTGTCAAAGGATGCATCTGGCTCATCCATTAACTATGGTGGAAATGTTGGACTATATGCTCCAAATACATCATCAGATTCAACAGTAATGATTTGGGCTGGAGGATCTAGAACGGTCTCTCCTAATTTCTCTGTTACCTACTCAGGTAAAATGACTGCAGTAGATGCAGTTATTAAAGGAGCACTATTTGCAGGTCAAGGAGGTTTCGGAACAGCTGTTCCTACAACAGCCGCAGATATTGCTGCAGGTAATACTACAGGATATAAGATTACAAGCGGCTGGACAATCGATTCTGCAAATATTAAGTCTACAAATACATTATCTCAAGTAACACTTAATGGAGAACAAGGCTCTATTATTGGCGGAAACATTGTTGGGTCAAATCATTACTTTACAACACCTGCTGAATGGAATACAGTATATCCAGGATCGGGAAGCGGCAACCCAGGAAATATTGATTACATATCTTCATCTGGTGCATTTAGATTAGCTGGCGGAAAAATAACCTATTCAACTCCTACCCAAGAAAACCCTAATGGAACATTTAATATTCAAACAGATTTAGTTGCATCAAATATATTTTTAGGAGCAGGTGAAAGTTTTTCAAATGATTATTTACTAGGAAAATCTACAACTATACCAGCAACAGGACCAGGCGGGGTAACAAAAGGTGCTGGAAGCTTTAGTTTAGGAAACAGATCAGTTGTTTACGAAAATGGAATTTTTTCAATAAATCCAGATCAAAAACCTTATGCTGCCTTTAAAATCAGATTAAGCGTAACATCAAATAATGATGGGTATGGCGGAGACACAACTGTTGTGCAGGATAAAGATGGATACTTGACTACTGGTAGAGCATTTCATTATGGAGGAGGAAACCTTCCTAACGGTGCTTTAACTAGAGACGTTGGCGGTACATCTGTAAGCTTTAATCCTGGAGATATATGGCTTTCAAGAATTTAATGGTGTAGAAATATGACAATCTGGAGAAGAATTAACGACTCAGGCGGTGAGGTTTCTGTAGCCACTAATGGCTGGGTAAAAATAAAAAATATTTTTAGAAGAATAAATGACTTCGGTGGAGAAGTCAACGTGGCTGATCGTGGCTGGGTAAAACTTAAAAGCATATGGAGATACGAAGGAAGCGGCATCTGGAGAAGAATATTTGGAGCAGCGTTCCCATATCCAAAATCAGACGTGGGTCTTGTATTTATATCTCCATCATCGATAGAGTCAGAGTATCAGTGCACTCAGCAAGACAAGATGTATGTCAGAAGAGGAAAGTGGTACGAAGACCCTAAATCCTTTTTAATAAAAATTCAAAAGGCTGCCCTTGGCGGGTGGGCAGATCAAACAGATTTAATAACTCAAGAATTAGAGTATCTAGAATATAAAGACTCTGACTACCTAGATCAGGTTCCAACGAATACTGCATTGCGCCCAGTAATTAATTTAGAAGACATTAAAAATAAAGTTGGGTTTAGAGCAAAGATTCAAGCTGCAGAAGATAAAAATCCAGAAGAGTCGGATTACTTAGAGGCAACTACATGGTATCCAAGTGCAAACGGAATATTCCCAAAACTAACATTTGGATTTCACACATACAGCACTGGAGATCAAATAATTGAAGATGAAACACTTAGCATCCCTGAATTTAAAATATTTGGATTTAAATGGCAGTACCTAACATCATCTGCATCATCATATCCAAATGGACAATATTTTTCTTCATCTCGGACTGATGAGTTTATTGGAAAGCAAATAGTTGAGTTTACTGATTTTTATGGTACAAGGATAGGAGATCTGAAAAGCGAAGACGTACTTCCAAATCACCAGTACTCTAGTTTTGTACAGTATACACAAGCAATGATTGATTCTGGTGAAGACTATATAATTAATGTTTATGCAGTTGCAAAAGATTACTATTATAATCCCAGCCTTTCTTTGGAGCAGCACCTGCTAGATTTTAATGAAACCCAACAAGTTGCTTCATATGTATTTACCCCTCCTAGGGAAATAGAAAACCCAGAAATAACAATATCAAATAGAACAAAAAGCTCCGCAGACATTTCTTGGTATTCACCAGATGCAGAAAGATACAAGGTTGATCTAATTGATTCTATTACAGGTAACTCTTTGCCTGGCTATCCATTAGCCTCAACAACAAGTACTTCTGCCAGCCCTTTTGGATTAACGGAAAACAGACTGTATACCGTTTTGGTAACGGCACTTGCTGGAGAAGGAGATAAGTACAAAAGCGACGAGGTTTCTAAAAGCTTTAGAACAATTTCTACTGGCGTAGAGGCAATTCTTGGAGAGCCTTATGATATTACAGAAAATAGTTATAAGGTATATATAGCAAACTATAGCAGCTTATCTGGATTTACTATAACAGCAAATGTAAGCTTAGGGTCAGCATCCATATCTGCAGATGTAATTTCAGTATCTGGAATAACAAGCAGTGGAGATTCCTGCCTAACTGTTACAACTGAAAAAATAGATAATGTCAATTTAACTGCAGTCTCTTATGAGCAAGCTACATCCGACACTCTATGTACAGAAATAGGTTCCATATGGTACTGCTTAACATATGGAAATACTCAGCCAGTAGTTTGTTCTGGGCCAACAATTGAGTTATCGGATAAATCTGGAGGCGCTAGCGGATACTCTATAACCTGCTCTAAAACAGAAATATGTTGTCAAAAGGTCGTGCTGGAGCCAAAGGTTTATACAGAATGGGTTATTGGATTGTGTACAGTTTTCCCTGCAGATCCTAAGAGACCAAGAACTAGACAATGGACACAGCAACAAAAAACTACTTCTCAAAATTGCGTAGTTACTACTGTTGAGCTTTCTGGCTCAGAAACAGAATACATAGATTGTTGTATTGCCACCTCAACTTTAGGCGAAAAGACTTATGGAACTCCTGGTCCTTGGGGTACGTGTACTCCTAACGTAGGAATAACTAGACTAGTACCATGGACTGCTACTAGAACTAATTACAGCAGAGACTGCATTACCACTACAACTCAAGAGTCTGGGAATGAGCAGCAGTTTAAAGATTGTTGTGTTGCCAGCACAGTTGACGGGGATAAGACATACAGTGCCTGGTCTGAATACGGCGAGTGTTATGGAGCTGATCCTAGAAGAACTCGATCAAGAACCTGGACTGCACTAAGAATAACAACAAATACTAGCTGTGTTGAAACAACAACAGAAATAAGTGGTACAGAGCAACAGGACACAAGCTGCTGTACACCTTCTACAACTTATGGACCAAAAACTTACGGAACACCTGGCCCATGGGGTACATGTAATTTAAATACTGGACAAATAGGAAGACTAATTCCCTGGACAGCAACAGCTACTACTATAAACTCAAGCTGTGTTACTACGGTTGGTCCAGGATCTGGAAATGATGTCGATTATAAAGATTGCTGTACTTCCAGCGTCACCACTGGCCCAAAGACATACAGTGACTGGTCTGCATACGGAAGCTGTATCCAAGGAGAAAGAACACGCTATAGAACCTGGACGGCAATTGAAACAAGCAATACAATTAACTGCACATCATCAACAAAAGAAGTAAACGGAACTGAGTTTGGGTATGCGCCATGCTGCACAGCTGGGTGTACTCTGGGTACTAAAACCTACGGTGATTGGTCTGCATACGGAAGTTGCAGTAATGGCGAGAGAAGAAGACAGAGATCTTGGACTGCAATAAATACGTGTATCGATTCAAGCTGTAATATAATTTCTCAAAATGAATTAAATAGTGTTGAGTATGAGTACACATCATGTTGCACTCAGGTATGTACAACTGGTGAAAAGACTTATGGGGCCTGGGGTGCGTATGGAAGCTGTAATCTATTTACCTCACAGATTTGCAGAACAAGACCTTGGACAGCTCAACAATCTTGTTTTACAACAAGCTGCACAAATGAAGTAACTACTATTTCTGGAAATGATATTGAGTGTATAGATTGTTGTACTGCTAGCGTTACCACTGGTCCAAAGACATATAGTGCCTGGTCTGCATACGGAAACTGTAGCCAAGGAGAAAGAACACGCTCTAGAACCTGGACGGCAATTGAAACAAGCAATACAGTTAATTGCACTTCATCAACAAAAGAGGTTAGCGGAACTGAGTTTGAGTATGCGCCATGCTGCACGGCAGGATGTACAACTGGTGATAGAAGTTATAGCGCATGGGGGTCATGGGGGTCATGTAGCCAAGGAGAACAGGCTAGAATTAGAACTTGGACTGCTATAGAAACATGTATTAATTCAAGCTGCAATGTTTTGTCTACCAGAGAAGTTAGTAGTTTTGAAATAGAATACAGAAACTGTACCACTATTAATACAATTAATACTATTAACACAATTAATACTATTAACACAATTAATACTATTAACACAATTAATACTATTAACACAATTAATACTATTAACACAATTGATACAATTGATACAATTAATACTATTAACACAATTGATACAATTAATACTATTAACACAATTGATACAATTGATACAATTGATACCATTGACACAATTGATACAGGCGGTGGTGGATGTCACGTTGTAGGAACTAAAATACAGATGGCAGATGGCACATTTAAAAATATTGAAGACCTTTATATTGGAGATGAAGTAATGGCAGCAGACGTTCCAGGTGTTGGCGACAACGAAGCTGACATAAGCAATCTATCTCTCTGGTCATCCGAAGATATTTCTGGAACAACTAAGACTGTAGCAAATGTAACAAATGTTATTATAAGATCTTATGGACAGTACTACTTAATAAATGATACAATTAAGATAACGTACGAGCATATTATTCCAGCAAGACAAAACGGTGTTTGGAAATTTATTGAGGTTAAAGACTTAAATGTGGGTGATACAGTTATGAATGAGAATTTAGATAACGTTACGGTTACCTCAAAAATTTTAGTTGATGAAATAGTCGAAACAGTTTCAATTAATATTGAAAATAAAGACATATACTTTGTTGAGGGCTTAATGGCTCACAACTTCAGCGAAAAGACATAAGATGGGGGAACAAGTTGAAGGTAGAAGACCTGGGAAATAAAATATTTATGTATAAGAATGCAATAGAAAATGATTTGCAAATTCTTACTGAGCTAAATAGTATATTTTCTGATTATAATCAAGACTATAAGTCCGCAACAATAAATAATCATGACTATGACCCCTCCTTGCGTTCGTGCACTGTTTTTTCATTATACACAAACTTGCAAGACAAATCCGATTACAATAATGCAAAAAGAGTTCTTAATAAAAAAATAGATCTAGCATTATCTAAGTGTATATTGCATTTTGTAAGATCAACTGGAATAAAGATAAAAGAAAGGGAGCCGTGGGAGATATTAAAGTATGAGCAGTCTCAAAAGCTCACATGGCACAGTGACGATGGAAAAAGCCACCCGTCTACTATATCGTTTGTTTACTATATAAATGATGATTATGAGGGAGGGGAAATTCAGTTTAAAGATAAAGCATACAGCATACCGATAAAGCCTCAAAAGAATAGCCTGATAATATTCCCTTCCAGCTCAGATTATATACACAGGGTTTTGCCAGTAGTAAGCGGAGTGAAGCACTCGGTAATATCCTTTGGCAAATAAATTTTTTACTAGACATCTATTGCAATAAATGATATGATTCATTGTGTTAAGGAGATATTATGAATAAGTCAGACATGCAAGGAAGTACATACATGGTTCTTGTTGATGGTGAGTATGCTGGGTGGTTTAATATCGCTGGCCCTGGAACTGATCTATTAAGAGCTGGTCTTTCTAGCACACCAATTTTAGTAGATATGGAAGACATTGCAATTGATATTCCAGATTTACCAAAAGCTGGCGCTAATTATTTTTGGAACGGCCAGTCGTTTGAATTGAGGGAAATAAGTGGCTAGTAAATGGGAGCAAGCAAAAAAGCTTGTTTCTTCAAATGAAGTAAAACCCTGGGATTTTTTAAATCCAAACACAGAGTATTCTTCAGAAGAAGAGTCAAGTGCCAGGTATTCTTTATGTAAAGCCTGCCCTAAATTTAATGACGGGGTAAAGACCTGCCAAGAATGCGGTTGCTTTATGCCAGCGAAAACAAGATTAAAGGGAGCGGTTTGCCCAATAGGTAAATGGTAATGGTATAATAATATGACAAACAAGGAGGAAGTAAAATGGCAGAATACGTATTAACCAATGAAGAAAAAAGCTCAATAATTGAGTCTCACCTGAGAACGCTTGCATACTCAAAGTATAATTTACAGGTAAATTTAATGGAAGAGGAAGCAGCAGAAACTCCATCTACAGATGGTATTGCATCTATTAATGTGCAAATTGCTTCAGTTAATAAAAAAATAGAGGCTCTTGTCGAAGAGCTAACTTCTCTATCAGAATAAGTTAGGTAAAAAATGTCTTCTAAAGAAGAATTAATTATAACTGCTCTTCAAGAAAGAATTGGCCAGATGGCGGCTCATCATGAATTGCAGATTGCAATGCTAAGAGCAGAGCTTACTACAATTATAAATCAAAATCAAGAAAAAGAAAAAGCTATTTCTGAGTACTCTAATCAAATAGAGTCAAAGGTGGAGGAAATTTAGTTGACAGTTACATTCCAAGATGGAGAGCCAGTAGATCCTAAAAAATTACAGGATCTTCAAACACAAATAGATAGCATTAAGCTTCAGTCTGATGAGACTTATAAGCTTAGTACAACAACTGCAGGTAGTATCACACAGTCAACTAGAATGCATTTAGAAGCTGGCGTAGTTACATTTGAAACTGGATTACCTGGCGGAAAAGTTAGCTCAATCGAAATTGATTTAGGTTGGGGACCAGAATATGAAATTGCTTATGTTGTTGCAACACCAAGAAACCAAGATCCTAAAACTAATAACATGAGATGGTCTATTTCTGGACAGTGGTCGGGATCAACTAAACTAAATGTGTATGCTGAAAAAACTATATCTGGACCAGTTAATTTTCACTGGTTGAGTGCAGGTAAAAAGGTTATAAGCAAACCTTAAAGTATCTATTGACACATTGATTTAATATGTTACAATTGCTATAACATTAAGCCACGATATCGTGGCTTTTATATATATTAAGGGTTTTAATGAGCAACGATTTAAAGTGGATGATATCATCCGATCAACAATTTCCGTATCAAGATGATAAGATGATTGCGCTTTGGTTTAAAGTCATGAAGTGGTTTAAACCAGATGTCGTTGATTACCTCGGAGACACAGATGATCAGGCTTGCTATAGCAAGTATACTGAGGGCAAATCAGCAGAGTTTTTAAACTATCATAAGAATGATAGCAAAGATCTTATTGTTCCGATGATGAGGCATGAAGCAAAGGGCGCAAGAGACTTTTATGCAAAGACAAGAGAGATGCTTCCAGATGCTCAGCTTTTTTCAGCATTAGGAAATCATGATATTAGAATATTTAATTATGTAGATGCTAAGTTGCCAGAGTACATTTCTGAAGTAACTCCAGAATCAATGTGGAGCCTAGATTCTCTAGGCTATGAGTATATTTATTATAATGAACTTCCTAAGCGCCGCTTTGGAGATATACATGTTCATCATGGACTTTCAATTGCTTCAACTGGTTCAGTAAGAAAAGATATGGAAGACCTTCAGATATCTTTGATGAGAGGCCACTCTCATAGAATAGCATCACACTTAGTTACTTATGAGTTAAGAAACGGTGGACAGGGAGAAACTCTTCGAGGTTATGAGCTTGGCCACATGTGTGATGAAAAATCAGATGGAATGAAATATATGCAGCACCATGATTGGCAAAAGGGTTTTGCCATTGCACATATTGTAAATGACTACCCACATATTCAAATGATCCATGTGGCACCAGATTACTCATGTGTTGTTGATGGGAAGCTATTTACACTATGATGAAATGCAATAAGTGTCAGGGGAGAGTTTTTGTAGATAGGGTATTTTCACAAAAACTACACGTAGAGCTTTTCTGCATGATGTGCGGTAAAAGATGGATGATTAATAAGGATACGAGTGCACTAGGTAAATGGATAGAAAAAAGAGAAAACAATCAGCTAAGAGCATTCGGTATTTCTTCTTAAATAACAAGATACATAAAGTATTAAGTCATTCAAGATCTAAAGACCAGATGGTTGCTTGGTGCTATCCAGATAAAAAGAGATTGCTATACTCTTATTCACAAGTTTTAAAAACTATGGAGAATGCATACTCAACTAGTCAGGTAGCTCAACTGCTTGGTAAGCATAAGGTTACTATAGAAGATTATATTTTGGACGGCAAGATAAGATATCCTCAGAAAGTATATCCAATAGGTAATCCAGATAGTACATGGTATAAGTTTATGTATAGTGAATCGGACATAATGGACATTCATGAGTTTATATTAGAATCAGGATATTCTAATAACATGCCTTCAAAAAATGAGATGAGGGCTCTTCTCAAACACAACACTATATTGTATACTAAGACAACAGAAGGGAACTTTGTACCAGTATGGAAAGCGGAGTAGCACAAGCAAGAGTTGTAGTATGTGAAGTATGTAAGAAAGAATTAGTAGTGCGTTGGGGCATTTTTGCTCATGACACTTTAAGCAGACATAGAAAGGCGGAGCACTAATGGAAAAAGGAACTCAGGTTAGAGTTGATTTGTCTTTTACACGCAACCTAGGCAATTTTGAAAGCATTAAGATTGGTATTGGCGTTGACGACTTTGTTCGAGACGGCGAGACAGTAGATGCTGCAGCAGACAGAGTCTATAAGTTTGTTGAAGACAAGCTTATTCAAAAGACACAAGAAGTAGAAGAGGAATTGCGTGGCAGTAAATAAAGAACCCTACATCCTCTTATCTTTATATTCAAACTTATACGAAGGCCTGTACAATACAAAGCCAACAATTAATAGATATAAAGAGAAGTGGGCTATGCAGGATGTAATTGATAGCATAGGGTTTGATAGAGCTAGAGATGTTTTAGAATATTATTTTAAGACTGGAAAGAATAGACACCCACTTAATTTCTTTTACAATAATTTTGACAGAATAGAAGACATGATGATTCAAATTAAAGAAGATAAAGTTAACAGAAGCCGTCTGTTGCAAGAAACTAAAAGAATGGTTGAGGATAATTAGTGAATACAGAAGCAGAACTAATTTCAGCAGTTTGTAAAAACAAAGACATAAGCACCATTCTTGCAGATAATTCAGACGACCTATTTGTATCTCATAAAGATATCTGGGAAGGTCTCAAGTCATACTATTATAAGTTTAGGGCAGTTCCAGAGGCTGGAATTTTGCAGGATAAGTTTAAAGACTTTGAGCCAGTTGAAACAAAAGGGGAGACTGGATACTATTTAGACAAACTAAAAAATGAATTTGTGGGCAACAAGCTAAAGACAATTCTTATGCAGGCTGGCTCATCTCTAAAAGAAGATGCACCATCTAGAGTGCTTGGAACAATGCAGTCTCAATTAGCAAACTTAAGTAGATACACTAATAATGTTAAAGACTTAGATATCACAGACCTTGACTCAGCTGAAAGACACTATGAGTCAGTTAAAACTAGATCTCTAGCAATGGGAGGAAGCCCAGGAATTTTAACTGGCTTTGAAGCTATAGATAAGGCCTACCCAACTGGTATGGCTCCAGGCCACCTCATTGTTGCAATTGGATGGCCAGGCCGAGGAAAGACATGGTTCACATCTTACTTAGCATGCAAAGCTTGGGAGCAAGGGTTTAAGCCAATGATTGTTTCTCTTGAAATGGCTCCAGAAAATATGCGAGATCGAATTTACACAATGCTAGGATCTGGATTATTTAGAGCCAGCGATCTTTCTAAGGGTGATATTAATATTGATGATTTTAAAACTTGGGGAAAGAAAAAAACCGAAGGTAAGAATAGTTTTATCCTTGTCTCAAATGAAGGTGCTGGAGAAGTAACACCAGCAACTATTCAAGGAAAGATCGATCAACATAAACCAGATCTAGTTATCCTTGACTACCATCAGCTGTTCAATGATAATAAGAGAAGTAATTCTGAAGTTGAAAGAAATAGAAATATCTCAAGAGACTTCAAGCTCCTTGCTGTAACAAATGGAATTCCTATTATTGATATTACTGCTGCAACTGCAGATGATATCTCAGATCAAAAGGAACCCCCAATGATGAGTCAGGTTGCATGGTCAAAAGCCATTGAGTATGATGCTGATATGGCTATTGCAATTCATAAGCATGCTAATACAGATCTTATTGAGGTTGTCTCTAGAAAGAATAGACATGGACATGACTTCAGGTTCTTCCTTGACTGGGATATAAATAGGGGAGTAATTACTCCAATCTATGAAGACCTTCCAGAGCTGAGCAAGTGACTCATAAAAATATTAAAAGGTTTCAGATAAGAGTTGAGTTTTTAGATGATTCTGACATGATCAGAATTAAAAAACAATATGAAGATTTGCTTGTAAGCCAAATGAAAGATTCTGGATACGCCAGGGTACTTGACATAGACCCAGCTTTTTCGGTAGAATTTGACGGACAGACATGGAAGTTCTTAATGACTCTCCATGGAGTTTATGTAGGAAAGAAGAAGGCATGGCAATTAGAGGGTATGACACAAGGAAAGTTGATACAACGGAATATTCCCATGCCCACATAAGGTCAATAGTACAAAGCCTAGGAATAGATATGGTTGGAGAAACATCCAACGACTTTTTGGCATACTGTCCATTTCATTCAAACAGACACACATCAAGCTTTAGCATAAGTAAAACAAAAGGTGCCTACATATGTTTTAATCCATCCTGTGGCGAAGCTGGAACATTAAGCGATCTAGTAAAAAAGATTTTAAACAAAAATGAATTTCAGTCTTTAAGGTATATTGAATCAAAGCAGTCAGAGTCTCTAGAAAACTTTGATGAATCATTAAAGGATATCTTAGAGGATAAGCCAGACTTTATTGAATTCCCAGCAGAAAAATTGATTAACTTACATAATGGATTAATCAATAGCGACAAGGCTCAGGAATACTTAAAGTCTCGTGGTATTGATTTAGATTCAATTAAACATTTTTCATTAGGATATTCAGACAATATGGACATGATAACTGTTCCAGTTCATAGCCCAGACGGTATAGCAGTAGGTGTTGTTGGTAGATCTATTTCTGATAAGAGATTTAAGAATAGCAAAGACCTTCCAAGAAGCAAAACTATGTTTAATATTCACCGTGCTAAAAAAATTGGAGATAGGGTTATTGTTGTAGAGTCTAGCTTTGATGCAATTCGTGTTCACCAAGCTGGATTTCCAAATGTGGTAGCAACTCTTGGTGGACACATATCAGGGCAAAACCTTAGTCTATTAAATAGATACTTTAATACAGTTATAATTATGACGGATGCTGATAAGGCAGGAAGAGATTTAGGCTCAACGATTGCATATAAACTAAATAATAAAAACATCTTGTGGGCATCGCATTCTTATGGTAGAATATATCCAGAGGGTGTAAAAGATGCAGGTGATATGTCTGATGAAGATATTAAATCTTGTATAACAAATGCCATATCTAATTTCGAATACAGAACTTAAAAAATACGTGGTTACAAACGGATATATACCGTTACATACATAAGGAGAAAAAATGGGAATAGTAAAAGGTTTGTCAGGAATGACAAAGGCAATGGACAAGGTTACATACACTAGTTCAGAAGATAGCAAGGCAAAGTGGTTAAAGATTGAAGATGGTGAAGCAGTAAAGATTCGCTTCTTGCAAGAGCTTGATCCAGATTCACCACACTATAATGAAAAAATGGGTTGCGGATTTTTTGCAATTGAACACACAAATCCTAAAGATTATCGCCGTAAGGCATTAGATACAATGGAAGATGAAGGCCGTGACTGGGCTCAAGAGCAGCACCGCAAGGATCCAAAGGCTGGTTGGGGCGCAAGAAAGCGTCTTTACATTAATGTTCTAGTCGATGATGGAAAGACTGAGCCATATGTAGCAATTCTTTCTCAAGGAGTAAGCGGTAAAACAATTACACCAACACTGATTGAATATGCAAATGAAATGGGAAGCATCACAAATCTAATGTGGCGTGTAAAGCGTAGTGGTCTTAAGACAGACACAAGCTACACAATTATACCGTTGGCTAAAGATGAAAAGCCATTCGACTTTTCCGCTGTCGAGCTGTTTGATTTAGAAAAAACAGCAGTGCGTAGCGTTCCATACGCAGAGCAGGAAGCATTCTATACTGGTGAGTCATCTCCAGAAGAACGAGAGTCATCTTCAACAAGCAGCAGCGTAGACTGGTAAGAGAGAGTATAGGCGGAGAATTAAGTTGAACTTCACACATTTGCATGTGCATTCTTTCTATTCATTAATGGATGGGCTTAATTCTCCTGCCGAACTTGTAAAAGCTGCAAAAGAAGCTGGTCAGACTTCTCTGGCTATTACTGACCACGGAACACTATCTTCACACCGTGAAATGCAAATTGCATGTAAAGAGCAAGGGATCAAGCCAATTCTTGGAGTGGAAGCATACATTTCTCCAACAGATAGATTTGATAGATCTTCAAAGACAGATAAATCAATTCAGGCCTATAACCATATTATTCTTTTAGCTAAGAATAAAAAGGGTCTAGAGAATATCAACACCCTTCAGGAGCTTGCATGGACAGAAGGCTTTTATCATAAGCCACGTATTGATAGAGAGGTATTGAAAGAGTATGCAGAAGGTATTATTGTATTGTCTGGATGCCTTAACGGGCTTATTAGTAAGGCTATTGAACGCCAGGAATTCTCAGAAGCAAAACTTGTACTTCAAGACTTTAAGAAAACTTTTGGTGAAGACTTTTACGTTGAGGTGCAGTCTCATAACCCGACAGAAATCAACTCAAAGCTTTTGGAGCTGGCTGATCAACTCAAGATAAAAGCGGTGGCAACAGGAGATGCTCACTTTGCTAAAGAAGAAGATAGAGTATTAGAAGAAGCAATGCTTATTCTATCAACATCTCCTAAGTCGGATAAAGATGCAGACTTTGAAATGTCTAGACAAATGCCAGACATGATGGATAGATTTAATTACTTATACCCAGACCGTAGAATATCATTTCAAGATTATAATCTATTTATTCAAAGCAGGTCTGAAATTGAGGCGGACTTTAATAAGGCAGGAATTACTCGTACAGATATATATGATAATACAATGGAAATTGCTAATAAGATTGGCGAGTATGACTTCTATGAGGGTCTAGATCTGCTGCCTATCCCAAAGACCAATGCTGATAAGAAACTGGCTGATATGGCCTTAGAAGGCCTTAAAAGACTATCTCTGGACAAAGATCAGGTCTACTTGGATAGAATTGCAGAAGAGTTATCTATAATTAAAGATAAGGCGTTTGCTTCATATTTCCTAGTTGTAGCAGATATGATTACATGGGCTAAGTCAAATAATATTATGGTTGGTCCAGGTCGTGGTTCTGCAGCTGGCTCTTTGGTCTGCTACGCTCTGGGCATTACAGATGTAGATCCAATTAAATATGATTTACTTTTCTTTAGATTTATTAATCCAGAACGTAATGACTTTCCAGATATAGATACAGACTTTGAGGATCGCCGCCGTAAAGAAGTAAAAGATTATTTAAAGAAGAAGTTTAAGCACGTTGCATCTATTTCTACATTCACTTATTTTAAAGATAAGGGTGTAATTCGAGATGCTGCAAGAGTGTTTATGGTTCCTCTTTCAGATGTTAATCGTGCAATGAAGTCTATCGATACATTTGAGGACTTTATGGATTCTCCAAATACAAAAGAGTTTAGAGCAAAATATCCAGAAGTAACTTGGCTTGCGGAAAGACTTCGTGGAAAGATTCGAAGTGTTGGAGTCCATGCTGCAGGTGTAGTTGTTGCAAAAGATGATTTGAGAAAGTATGCTCCAATAGAGTCCAGAGCTGATGCAAATGATGATGTTTCTGGAAGAATTCCAGTCGTGGCATACGATATGGATACGGTTGCAGATATAGGTCTTATTAAGCTAGATGCCCTAGGTCTTAAGACTTTATCTGTGATCTCAGATACATTGAAATCAGTTAAGGATAGACACGGTAAAGAAATCAATCTATACTCCATACCGCTTGATGACCAAAAAGTTTACAAGATGTTTAACGATGGTTATACAAAAGGTGTGTTCCAAGCAGAAGCAACACCGTACACAAACCTGCTAATTAAAATGCAGGTAGATAAGTTCGAAGACCTTGCAGCGTCTAACGCTTTGGTTAGACCAGGTGCAATGAATACTGTAGGTGCTTCATACATTAAGCGTAAACATGGAAATGAAGCGGTTAATTATATCCATCCAATTATGAAGCCATTTACAGAAAATACATACGGAGTTATTATTTATCAGGAGCAGGTTATGCAAGCATGCGTACACCTTGGCGGAATGACTTGGTCGGAAGCAGACAAGGTTAGAAAGGTTATTGGTAAGAAGCAAGATGCAAAGGAACTCGGTCCATTCAAAGATAAATTTATTCAGGGTGCTAAAAAGCATATCAGCGCCGATGAAGCAGAAAGTCTCTGGAAAACATTCGAAGCTCACGCTGGATACTCATTCAATCGTAGTCACGCTGTCGCTTATTCTATGCTTTCTTATTATACCGCTTGGCTTAAGTGCTATTATCCTTTGGAATTTTTATTCTCGATCCTTAAAAATGAAGGAGACAAAGACGCAAGAACAGGTTATTTGATCGAAGCCAAGAGGCTTGGAATTAAAGTTAAGCTTCCACATGTAAATGAATCAGATGTAAATTTCTCATTACAAAAGGATTCAATTAGATTTGGTTTAGCTGAAGTTAAATTTATTTCAGACAGCATTGCAAATAAAATTATTGAAAAGAGACCATATGAAAACTATAAAGATTTTGTTGACAAAGCATCCAAAAAGGGTAGCGGCATTAATTCTAGGGCCATTAATTCTCTCAATGCTATTGGGGGTGCTGCTTTTGATGATAATCCTAGAAGCGGTAAAGAAGGAGAGTCTTATTACGAATTTTTAGGAATACCTTCGTTTAATCTTTCTAACTTAGAGCCAAGGGTCAAAGCACAGGCTAGACCTATTGATGAGTTTGAAGAGCTAGGATCGTTTGTTATGTTTGGTATGGCTAAAAGCATAAAGCGTGGGAATGGTTGGTCACGAATAGAACTTGTTGATGAAAGTGGATCAGTTGGATTGTTCGATATTGAGCAGACAAAAATAGAAACAAACAAAATGTATTTTGTTTTAGTCGGAGACAATAGAATATCTAGGTATATAGATGTAGACTCTATCACTAAAGATTCAGACGATGCATTTGTAAAGTACTTGTATGCAAAGTCATACCCTATTGACGAAAACCAAAGGTTTGTGATAAGCTATACTCCATATAAAACAAAAGCTGGCAAGACCATGGCACACCTTGTAATGTCAGATAAAGATAAAAATTTAAATAGAGCAATTGTATTTTCAAGTATGTATCCGATTTCGTTGGCAAAAATGCGAGAGGGAATGATATGCGAGCCAGTTCTAAAAACTTTAGAAGATGGAACACTTATGGTTAAGGAAGTAAAATGACATACAATGCAGAAGATGTATTTAAGACAATGAATGCCTCTAGAGTTTTAGTAGCTATATTAAGCAAGATGGGTTCTGTTGAGGTATCAACTGAAGATTTTATGAAGAGTACTAATGATGACATGCAGCTTTCAGTTACATACAATGATCAGTCACTATCTTTTGAGTTTAAGCTAGAGCCACTAGGATTTAAATCTGATTATGAATTGGCTAACGATTAATTAAATGGACATTAACCTAGATGATATTCTGGCAAAGCTGGACCCTAAAACTAGAGCAAGGGTTCAGTCTGCAGTCGATATTCAAATCGAAAAGCAGCCAACGCCAAGCATAGGTTTAAACTTTGCCTTGAATGGCGGATTTGCTTATGGACGACAGATATTGGTTTGGGGAAATAAGTCAGCAGGAAAATCTTCATTTTGTTTGCAAATGATAGCACTTGCACAAAAAGAAGGAAAGACTTGTGCTTGGATTGATGCTGAGCATTCTTATGATCCAGAGTGGGCAGAAAAACTAGGAGTTAATTCAAAAGAACTAATTTATTCTCCAGCTAAAACTGTTAATGACATGGTAGATGTTGCAACAAAGCTTATGGAGGCAGGAGTTGATTTAATAGTAGTTGATTCTATTTCAGCATTGCTACCAGCAATCTACTTTGAAAAAGATGGAAATGAAATGAAAGATTTGCAAGACACTAAGCAAATCGGCGCAGAAGCAAAGGATATGACTCACGCAGTCAAGATGTTAAATTATGCAAACAAAAACACACTACTTGTTCTCATCTCGCAACAGCGAAATCAATTTGGATCTATGCATGCTAGTCACATCCCAACAGGTGGCATGGCAGTCAAGTTCTTTTCTTCCACGGTCATCAAGCTATGGTCTTCAGAAGCTGAGGCTAATGCTATTAAAGCTGGTATTAAAGTTGGCGACAAAATTATTGAACAAAGAGTTGGGCGACCAGTTAATTGGATTGTTGATTACAACAAAGTTGGCCCCCCAAATTTATCAGGACAGTATGACTTTTACTACCAAGGGCAAGCTCTTGGTATAGATTATGTTGGAGAGACATTAGATGTTGCAGAAATGTGTGGCATTATTGAAAAGGGTGGCGCATGGTATACAGTAAATGGAGAACGTTTTCAAGGACGTGCAAAGGCTGTAGCGTATTTAAAGGAAAATCCAGATGTTGTAGACAGCTTAATAGGAGAAATAAATGCCAAGCATTAATGAGTTTTTTGGTTCAAAGACTGAAGAGCCTGTAGATAGCAGAGTTGAAAAGATAGAGCAACAAAGACCATGCAGTAAATGTGAATTGTATGCTCCATATTATAACTTTAACCAGGCTACTTTAGAGATGTACTGGAAATGCCCATCTGGTCATGAGACAAAGCACAAGCTTAACTGATGTCAGAAAGAGCAGAAGTAAAAAGAGATGGCGCCAAGGCACAAAAGAATAGTGGCCGTGGAGAATATCAAAAAGGTGATGCTAAGTGGAAAAATTTTGTAGTAGACTACAAAGAATCCAAAGCTTCATTTAATTTAAATAAAGATGTATGGGCTAAAATCTGTACGGATACTTTTAAGGTTAGCAGGGACATGCATCCAGCCCTTAAAATTATTATTGGTGGGGATTCCAAGGTCCGTCTTGGAATCATAGAGTGGTCAGTACTAGAAGAGCTGATCACATTTTGGGAGGAAAATAAAAATGGCTAATCCGATTATTACAATCGTTGGACGAGTTGGTAGTGAACCAGAGTCTGTTGGGTCAAATGGCCTTAGATTCAGAGTTGCAACCAATGATCGTGTCAAGAATGATTCTACTGGTGAATGGGAAGACAAGAATACTTCATGGTGGACAGTCAAGGCTTGGCGCACACTTGCAGATCAATCAAAGTCTGTGATTAAAAAGGGCATGGAAGTTATTATCGTTGGAAAGATTTATGAAGAAAACTGGACAGATAAGGATGGCGTTAAGAGAAGCTCATATGAAATTAACGCAGACTCAATCTCAGTAACAGCATACACGTTGTCTAAGGACAAGTCTCCAAGTAATAACGACTTTCCTTCATATAAGACATATGCTGAGGTTCCATTCTAATGCTATACTTTGTTTATGGAACCCTGTTTGGCTTTGTTGTTGGATATGGAGTCGGTCTATTAATGGATAAGTGGGATAAAAAGATTAAAAATGACAGAGGATAAGAATACATTAGAGTTAATTAATTCTATAACAGAGTTCAATGATCTACATGAGTATATGAACGATGCTCAATTAGACAGAGCACTAGCTGTTATAGTAAAGCTTTTATTAAATCCAGATGTACCTGCTGCAAAAGCTCCTCAACTTATTATTGAGCTTCAAGCTATGTCAACTAAGTTTGCTATGATGGCATCTTACTATTCAACAATAGCAAAAGATAAAGCGGGAACAATGAACAATAATAAGAAAAATATATATTATTCAGCAAAGGAGTCCATAGACAAACTTGTAGATGCACTTAAGTATGTCGTTAGGTATAATTTGTAATGGGTAGAAACATAGTTAAAAATTTAAAGTTTAAAAAGCATACTGGTAAGTTCTTTGATCCAGAGCTTTTTGCATCAATGCTTGATGAGTCATATAAGAATACTAAAAGGGAAGATGGAGAAATGACTAAGAAGTCTTTTAGTCCAAGCTCTTTGGGTTATGGTCATGGAACATGCCCAAGGTATTGGTATATGGCTTTTTCTGGCGCAGTCTTTATTGACAATAATGATGCTGTTGCAGTCGCTAACATGGCTCAGGGTACCCAGGCCCACGAGAGACTTCAGAACTTAATTAAAACTATGCCTCAATGGGTTGCAGAAGAAGAAGAGATTATAAATGAGTATCCACCAATTCGCGGCTTTATTGACCTTATTATGGAATATGATAATGAAACCGTAATTGGAGAAATTAAAACTGCAAAGCAAGAGGTCTGGGATACAAGGCAAGCAGAGATGAGCCCATCACCAAACCATTTGCTTCAGCTTTTAACATACATGAAACTTAAGGATGCCAAAGAAGGATTCTTTCTTTATGAGAATAAGAATACTCAAGAGATCCTAATTATTCCAGTGTCAATGAACGACAGGAATAAAAAGATTATCGAAGATACATTCTTGTGGATGAGGGAAGTCTGGGATAACTTTAAAGAAGGTGACCTACCAATGAAGCCAGAGGGCGCAACAAAAACAAAGATGCCTTGCACGTATTGCCCAATTAAAAAAGAGTGTTATTCAAAAGACACACCAGTTGGAACGGTACAGATAGAAAGATTTAAGGTGCCTTCGTAATGATATGCGCTAATTCAGATTGCACAAATGAAAAAGAGTTTACCCCAAAAACACATAATCAAAAATATTGTTCAGATGATTGCTGCAGAATAGCAACAAATAAAAAGATTATGGAGAAATACTATGAGAAAAAAGCAATTAGATCTGGGCAAAAAAGACTATGCAAGTCATGCAGCTCAAGATTGAGTAGGTATAACAGCTTAGACATATGCTCTAGATGTGAAAAAAATAACTCTGAGTCTGATAGGAGTAAAATATTAAGGATGATACGTGACTCTGGCGAAATTATCTAGGACAAAAGCAAGCAGAGTCCTTGGAATAGATGCATCAACATCATCTGTTGCCTTTTGTTTAATCGAAGGTAGCACACCAATTAAATGGGGTAAGATTAATTTAGTTGGAAATGATATATACGAAAAGATTTATAATGCTAAAAGTAGAGTTGCTATGATGCTAGATGAGCTAAAAAGCGATTACATTGCAGTAGAAGGAGCTATACTTGTCAGATCACCAGATGCTGTGATAAAATTATCATATGTTTATGGTGTTGTCATTGCTGAGCTTATGTCTACGGGTGCTTCAGTTATTACTATATCTCCTAGCTCTTGGCAATCGTATATTGGGAACAAGAACCCTACTAAAGAAGAGAAGGCGGCAATACGTTTAGCCAATCCAGGTTACGCAGACTCGTGGTACAAAAACCAGTTACGAAATATGCGTAAGCAAAGAACGGCAGATTACTTTAATAAAAAGCATGGTTTATCGATAGAAGATTTTGATGTAGCTGATGCATTCGGCATCGCTTATTATGCTAGAGAGGTTCTCACAAATAAATGACACAAGTATGGAACGATAGAAGTGCACAGGAAGAGTTTGTTTTAGAGCTTCTAGATAATAAAAAAGAAGGATACTATGTTGAGCTAGGAGCATTTCATTCAAAAAATGGAAGCAATACCAATAGGCTAGAAAATGAGTTTGATTGGAAGGGTGTGTCTTTTGAAATTAAAGAAGAACTAAGAGCAGAGTTTAATGAGAACAGATCTAACCCATGTATGGGAGATGCTCTAGATTTCAACTATATATCCTACTTTGAAGAAAACTCATTTCCTAAACAAATAGATTATCTTCAGGTAGACATTGATGCTGGTTACAATCTAAACGGAAGGCCAGATGGAAATGCCTACACAAGTTTGCATGGACTAATAGCAGTACCATTAAATTCATACAGGTTTACTGTTATTACATTTGAGCATGATGCAAACATGTACTGGCGTAATGTTGCTATGAGAGATGTTCAGAGAGAGATACTAGACTCACTTGGGTATTCAATTGTTGCTAGAACTGAATCAGAAGACTGGTGGGTTGATCCAACTGTCATTGATTTAGAATCTTACAGAAAACATTTTAGATGGGATCATCTGTGAAAATGTATAAAAATAAAGATTGGCTACATAGGAGATACGTTGTTCAAAGGAAAAGTATGGAAGAAATTGCACAGGAATGTGGCGTAACAGTTATGACCATATATAGAGCATTAAAAGAAAAGGGTTTAATTAAATGACACCTTCACCAGTTTTTGAGGATTCAAAAGTATTTAAATACGATGACCTTTATTTGCTTACAGTAGGGACAGAAGCTGGTAAAGAAATTCTATCAACATGCCTTGATATTGCTCATATGCTTATAAAGAAAAATATTTCATATGGAAATTCAGCCCTAGATCCAGTTCGTATATTTTCCAAGGCAGGTCCAAGAGAGCAGCTATACGTCAGAATTGATGATAAATTAAATAGATTAATTAAGGGAGAAGAATATCCAGGGGATAATGATATTGATGACCTTATTGGATATTTAATATTACTCAAAGTTGCTAAGGAATTTGCTATTTCAGTCGACTAGAAGTATAATGTATTTATATGGAAATTGAACTAGCTGATCATTTTGATCGTATGAATAAAGTAGTTGAAGAACTACTTAGGGGCAACAGCCCTACACAGATTGCTACCCTTACTGGTCTTAAGAGGGCAGAAGTCATTGAGCTAATAGATGAGTGGAAGAGTGTTGTCCACAACGATACATCAGCCCGTGAACGTGCTAAGGAGGCTATCTCTGGAGCTGACCAACACTATGCAATGCTGATAAAAGAAGCATGGAAAACAGTTGAAGACGCTGATCAAGCAGGTCAGCTTAGTGTTAAATCTGGTGCACTTAAGCTAATCGCTGACATTGAGGGCAAAAGAATTGGAATGTTACAAGAAGTCGGTTTGCTTGACAACGCAGAGATGGCAGGACAGATAGCTGAGGCGGAAAGAAAACAAGAAGTTCTAGTTAAGATTCTAAAAGAAGTTACTGCAACATGTCCTAAGTGTAAGATGGAAGTGGCTAAACGTTTATCACAAATTACTGGAATTGTTGAGCCGATAGAGATTATTGAGGAAGTCAGTGGAATTTAATTTTGATGACCTCATTGATATACTTGATGGAGAAGAGTTTGAAGAAAGACCTGTCGATCTAAGAACATTTGTAACAGACAAAAATTATTTAGGTCTTCCTGAGTTGTCAGAAAATCAGTATACTTTAATTGAAAAATCTTCTCAGATTTATAAAGAGTCAACTCTAATTAAACTTTTTGGTGAAAAGGAAGGTTCTTTAAGATATAAACAGACATGCAATGAAGTTGTAGCTCAATTAGGTAAGGGTAGTGGAAAAGATTATTGCTCTACCATATCTGTTGCTTATATTGTTTATCTTCTACTATGCCTTAAAGATCCAGCATCCTATTATGGTAAGCCACCAGGTGATTCAATTGATATTATCAATATTGCTATAAATGCCCAGCAAGCAAACAATGTATTCTTTAAAGGATTCAAGAATAGGGTAACACACTCACCCTGGTTTGTAGGTAAGTATTTTGAAAAAGCTTCAGAGATAAAGTTTGATAAGAATGTTACAGTTTACTCTGGACACTCAGAAAGAGAAGCTTTTGAAGGCTATAACGTTCTTGTCGCAGTGCTTGATGAAATTTCTGGTTTTGCTTTAGACAGTACAAGCGGACATGATCAGGCAAAAACAGCAAGTGGCATCTATGATATGTATAGGGCATCTGTAGATTCTCGTTTCCCAGATTACGGCAAAGTAATTCTTCTTTCATTTCCACGTTTTAAGAATGACTATATTCAGCAAAGATATGACGAAATTATTTCAGAAAAAGAAGTTATATCAAGATCACATAGATTTAAACTAGATCCAGACCTTCCAGAAAATACAGTAGGTAATGAGTTTGATATATTTTGGGATGAAGATCAAATTATTTCTTACAAGTATCCAAGAGTCTACGCAATACGTAGGCCCACCTGGGAAGTTAATCCAACAAGAAGTATAGAAGATTTTAAAATTGCATTCTACAGAGACGTAACAGATGCTCTGGGAAGATTTGCATGTATGCCACCAGAAGCAATTGATGCTTTCTTTAAATCTCGTGAGAAGATTGAGATGGCATTTAAAGATCTATCTATAGCAGTTGATGGCTTTGGAAGATTTGAAGATTGGTTCTTGCCAGAAGAAGATAAAGATTACTACATACACGTTGACTTAGCTCAAAAACATGACCATTGTGCTGTATCTATGGCCCACATTGAAAAGTTTGTTAGTGTAAAAGTTACTGATACTTACTCTCAGCCAGCACCAATTGTTAAGGTGGATGCTGTTATGTACTGGACACCTACTTCAGACAAGTCAGTGGATTTTGCTGAAGTAAGAGATTATATTCTGTCTCTTAGATCCAGGGGATTTAATATTAAGATATGCACATTTGATAGATGGAACTCTCACGACATGATGCAGCAGCTCAAGCAGTATGGAATAAATACTCAAACTTTATCTGTTGCAAAAAAACATTACGATGACATGGCTATGGTAGTTTTAGAAGAAAGATTAAATGGACCTCATATACCATTGCTTGTAGATGAATTATTAGAGTTAAGAATTATGCGTGATAAAGTTGACCACCCAAGAAAAGGCTCTAAAGACTTAGCCGATGCTGTTTGTGGTTCAATATATAATGCGATTAGTTTAACAAGAGAAGCTTTTGGAGACATTGAGGTTCATGACTATGCTTCTGTAAAAAAACAATATAGAGAAAGTTTAACACAAGAAAGCCCGAATTTAATTAAGGCACCTTCAGCAATGCCTAGGGATCTTTCTGATGCATTAAGTGGAATGGAAATACTATGAGTATATATCAAGAAAAAGCTAAAGAGTGCAAGTGCTGCAGCAAGCATGTTCCTTTGCCAACAAGACTAAAGGATTATGATGGCATACTTGTATGCCCAACAACATTTGACAACATTCATGAATATAAAAGAGTGTGGTCTGATATTGGCAAGAGACCGCCTGGCAGCATAAGAAAACATTTTTCAGAGTATGTTCAACAAATAGTAGAGCAGTCTATTGACAAAATCGGTAACTAAATAATATAATTAGGCTAAGCAACAATAGCTTAGTTGGTTAAAGCCCCGAACTCATAATTCGGTAATCGTAGGTTCAAGTCCTACTTGTTGCACAGAAAGGTAGCAATGTCAAAACCATTTGATGAAGAAGATGAAGAAGATCTAATGATTAAGATTCAGCATTATCTAGATATTGGTGCAATTAAAATTGTTGGATTCTCAAAAGACGGAGAAGCAATTTTTGAGTTAAATGAAAATGTAACTCCATTACTTGCACCAGATTTGTGGGAAGCTCATGAGCATTATGTAGAATCCGAACTAATAGATCTATTAAATAGTGATTTAATGCAGGTTGAGTATGATGAAAATCTTCGGGTAACATATAACTTTACAGAAGAAGGATATAATATAGCAAAGCAAAAGGGAATAATTCCATTAGAGGCTATTGAAGATTTTGATTTTTAATAGTATAATTTAATTATACCTCTGTAGCTCAGAGGAAGAGCAACAGACTTCTAATCTGTTGGTCGCTGGTTCGATTCCAGCCAGGGGTACCACAACAAGTATCGCTTATAAATAAGGAGAAAAAATGAAAACAGTAGGAGATAGATTAGGTAACTTTGCGGTTACTGGAGTTAAGCCAGGGGCTTTGTCGTATGATGAATCTTCTTTTGAGATAGTTAATCAAGATTCTTTCCCAGGAAAATGGAAGATTATTGTATTCTATCCAAAAGATTTCACATTTGTATGCCCAACAGAAATTGTTGCGTATGACGCTTTAGTTAATGACTTTAACGATAGAGATGCAGTTTTAATGACTGGTTCAGTTGACAATGAGTTCTGCAAGATTGCATGGAGAAATGCTCATGACGACCTAAAGAAAACAAACTCTTGGTCATTTGCAGATACTGCACACCAACTAGCAACCGACCTTGGTGTTCACCACTCTTCTGGAGTAACTTATCGTGCCACCTTTATTGTTGATCCAGACAATATTATTCAGCATGCAACAGTAAACAATTTGGATGTTGGAAGAAACCCAGACGAGACATTGCGTATTCTAGATGCACTTCAAACAGGAGAGCTATGCGCTTGCAATAGATCTTTGGGCGGGGAAACGCTGTAATGAATTGGGTGGATCAGCTTAAAGATTCTCTTCCAGAATATGCTAAAGATATAAAGCTAAATCTAGATGCAGTAATTAATAGGTCAACAATTGAACCAGAGCATGCCACGTATTTATCAATTGCTGCAGCCTTTGCAACTGGAAATTCTAAGTTGCTTGCATTTATTACTGCAAGCGCTACTGATGAAGTTGAAAAAAATGCAGCCTTAACGGCTGGTGCTATTATGGCTCAAAACAATGTATGGTATCCATTTATTGAAATGGCAGATGATCAAAACCTTAAGGGGTTGCCAGCCCAGCTAAGAATGAATGCAATCACCTCTCACGGTGGAACAACAAAGGGTAGGTTTGAAGCTTATTCTTTAGCATCATCAATTATTGGCAAATGTCATTTTTGTGTTAAAGCACACTATGAAACATTGAAAGAGGAAGGCTATACGGTTGAGCAGTTGCGTGATATCGGAAGAATTGCAGCAACAATTAATGCATTAGCAAAAATTCTTTCTGCTTAATGCCAATGTAAGGTTATGGATATATTATGAAGAAAGCAATTGTTACTGGAGTTGGTGGAGGAGTAGGTAACCTATTGGCAGAGCGCTTGTCTGATAGCGGTTACTTTGTTATTGGAACATCAAGAAATCCAGAGGGAGTAAAGAATTTAAATTTTGATAATATAAAAATTGAACACTTAGATTTGTCAGATGAGACAAGTATTGGTAATTTTTATAAAAAATATCAAGATGAAACAATAGATCTAATTGTAAATAATGCTTCATGCGCTGGGATTGATGGGGCTAAACAGTTATCTTCAGAAACCCCTAAAAACTTTTTGCATTCATATATGGTTAATGTTGCTGGCCCAATGTATTTGTCAAAACTTTTTATACCAAACCTTAAAAAATCTGACAATGCCACCATTATTTTTATATCTTCATTTGCAAAAAAACATTTCTATGCTGGCGGAGGAAACTATGCTACCTCAAAGCTATCAATATCTGGACTTGCAAAATTATTTAGGCTAGAGCTATCTCATTTTAAGGTAAAGGTTACAGAGGTATGTCCAGCAGCAATTAATACCCACCAGCATAATGATGGGGCATTGGAAGCAGAAGATATAGCAAATGCTATATTGTGGGTAGGTAAATTGCCTCAGAGATGTAATATTGATCTTATTGAGATATCCCCTTCTACTGGAGCACAGGCATGAATAAAAATATAGTTGTTGTTGGTGGAGGTAGTGCTGGATGGCTTACTGCTTTAACAGCAAAGAAGAATTATCCAAAACTAAATGTTACTGTAATAGAATCAAAAGATATTGGAATACTTGGTGCAGGAGAAGGATCTACTCCGTATCTTCCTGCATTCTTAAAAACATTGGATATAGGGGTAGAGGATTTAGTAAAAAATTGTGATTTAACTATAAAAAATGGAATTAAGTTTACTAGATGGAACAACCAAGATGATTTTTACTACCACGGATTTGACTTTACAGACCCAACTGTTGGAACAGAAGGACTTTCTTCTATGTTTTTGTCTTCAAGCCCCATCCTCGTTTCAAGTATTGCACTAAACAATAGCTTAAAAAATGTAGACTTTACAGAAACAGTTTCAGAAAATAACAAAGTTCCCTTCATTATTGAAAAAAATAAAGATGGAAAATCTATATCAGACTATAAACAGATAGGTCTTGTTTCTTTTCATTTTAATGCTACAAAACTTGCAGCAAGGCTTAAAGAGATAGGAATAGAAAGAGGAATTAAAGTTTTTGAAGATACAATAATCAAAGTGTCTTTAGATGAGTCAAGCAATGTAACAAGCTTGGATCTTGATAACGGAAATAGCATTCCTTCCGATTTTGTTTTTGATTGCAGTGGATTTCATAGGCTTATTATTGGAAAAACATTTAACTCAAAATGGAAAAGCTATAAGGAATTTTTACCAACAAATTCTGCCGTCCCATTTTTTATTGAAATGACAGATGCGATTCCTCCATACACAGAAGCAATTGCAATGAAATATGGTTGGATGTGGAAAATCCCATTACAATCAAGATTTGGCTGTGGCTATGTGTATGATTCTTCTTTAATATCAGAGCAATCTGCCATTGAAGAGATAGAAGAATTACTAGGATTTGTTCCAACATATCCAAGAAAAGATAAAGGCGGATTTAGTTTTAGTCCAGGGTCATTCGAAGAGCCTTGGCAAAACAACTGTGTTGCAGTTGGGCTTGCAGCAAACTTTGTAGAGCCCCTAGAGGCAACTTCTCTTTGGGTCAGCATGGTTCAGCTGACAGAAATATTTGGCGCACCAAGCCTATTTGTTAGCAACACTCAGCAAATAAGAGATGAGTTTAATAAAAAGATTGTAAGAATGAATGACGATATACTTAACTTTATATACTTTCACTACATGTCTTTAAGGAAAGACACACCATTTTGGGAAAAATTTTCTTATGAAAACGCCCCAGAAGAACTAAGGAATAAGATAAAAATTTGGGAAAGCAGAATGCCAGGGAAACTAGACAATGGAGAGTATTGGAAGTCCAAGAGCTGGTTTGTGGTAGGATCTGCTATAGACAAAATAAATAAAGAACTTGCCAAAGAATACGTAGAAATTTATAATGAGTACAAAAAAGCTATTGATCTGTATGACTACTATAGTACATATCGTAATCACAAGGTGTCAGAATGTGTAGATCACAGGAAATTTTTGGAGGGATTAAAATGAAATTTAGAACAGAGTGGATTAATGCTCTAAAGACAATGAGGCATAAGTCTTATTGGGACCTACCAAATACCGTAGAGTTCTTTGCCTTTATGACCAAGGCAGCAATTATTATTCCAGGTCTTATTTTTGGTGTACAGTTTTGGTGGCTATACATCTTTGCACTAATAACTAGTTTATCTTTAATTTGGTCATCAACAGTTAAAACATTACCAACAATTATTTGGTTTAATATAATATGGTCTTTGCTCGCCACAACTGCTATAATTAAGTATTGGGTCTAAGGAGGACTATATGTTTGAATATTATGTAAAGAAAGTAAGCAAGGTTGTAGATGGGGATACTATTGATGTAGATATCGATCTTGGATTTGATATATCATTTACTTCAAGGGTAAGACTGGCTGGTATAGACACCCCAGAAAGCCGTACAACAGACAAGATGGAAAAGGCACTGGGTCTTGAAGCCAAGGCTTATCTTAAGAATGCAATCGACTCAGCTAAAACTGTCGTTATTAAAACAGAAAAGATGAACTCATCTGAAAAGTTTGGTCGCATTTTAGGTTGGGTTTTCTTGGACGGATCAGATAAATCTATTAATCAAAAGATGATTGAAGATGGTCATGCTTGGGGTTATATGGGAGAAACAAAAATTAAAGACTTTGATGCACTAGCAAAAGCTAGGGCTAAATCAAAAAAATAGTTGCAATTTTATTTGCTTAAATGATATAATATATTAGTGCCTGCCAAATGGGGGTACTAATTTAACTCGCTTAAAAGGAGCAAAAATGGTAACAAATTTCGCCATGGATCTTTTCAAGGATCCATTTTTTATTGGTTTCAACCGAGAGTTGGAACGTTTTAACAGTCTAAGTAAAGTAAATAATACAGCTTTCCCGCCGTATGATTTGTTAAAGCTAGACGAAGATAACTATCAGCTTTCGCTGGCAGTGGCTGGATTCACAAGAGATAATCTAACTGTATCTATTGAAGACGGAAGTCTATGGATTACAGGTGAAATCAAAGAGGTAATAGACGCAGAAGTTGTTCATAAAGGAATAGCTGCACGTAAGTTTACAAGAATCTTTGAGCTTAGTGAATACATGGAAGTATCCAATGTCGAGCTGAAGGATGGAATGCTACACATTAATGTAGTAAGAAACATCCCAAAGGAAAAGCAACCAAAAATTTTAAAGATCAAATAATATTGCGACCTGGGTAAGTCCAAAAACTGCCTACTAATATTAAGGAATAGGTATGCCAGTATACGAATACAAATGTTCATATGATGAAGCACATGCATTGATGTCAGTAAATAGATCAATTACAGATAGTGATCCAGGTTATACATGTGTTGAATGTGATTCAAGTATGATAAGACATTTCACCCCATTTGGTATACAATTTAAAGGTAATGGCTTTTATAAAACAGATAATCCTAAATAGTTAAAGTGGTATAATTACTAGGTAGACATATTGTTTACTTAGGGGCCCTACTTGACAAGGAATAAATTATTTAGAATAACAGCAGCCACAATGCTTGCATTTGGTTGGCTCTTTATGTCACCCGCTTATTCTGATGATCCACTAAGCTTAGCAGCTCAAGAAATTGAAGACCTAAACAATAGCGTTGACGACCTTGGTTACAAGGATAAATTTATATCCTTAATCCAAGAAGCAGAAGACAAATATGATCTTGCCGTATCTGCAGAAGAAGCCAAGACACAAACCTCTGTCCTATATGATGACTCCCTTGACGCAGAAACCACGGCACTTGAAGAAAAAGATTTAGCCCAATCAGCAGTAGATGGACAAACAGCCACAGTAGCCACTGCCCTAACTAATAAGAATAATGCACTAGATGCACTTGAAGTAGCCAACATTAATCTACAAACAGCACAATCTAACATGCAGTCTGCTGGAGGAACAGGTTTGGCATACACTGTTTATACTCTTGTTAGACAGGGTAATGTTGCTACCCCAGGATCTGTTCTTTGTTCTGGTACTTGGAACTCAAGCCACATGCAACTACCAGTTTGTGGTAACAGATACGAAAACTTTATAGTTAAGTTCACTGGTCAAATAACAGTACCGTCTTGGTTCACATCAACCTACTTTGCAGGATATACAGATGATGGGTTTAGAATGTATGTTGATGGGCAACTTGCCGTTGATAACTGGGTAGAGCAAGGTGCTACATGGAGCGACTATTCTCCAGCATATGATGTTAGTGAAGACAAGACTTTAGATGTAGAAATATGGTGGTATAACGGCGGAGGCCCAGGTTCATATCATCTTGGATGGGCAATTCCTGGAGGATGGACTGGAGCAGGATGTGACTATGCTGGAAATCCAAGAGTCTGGGGACAAAATTTTAGCTGTAACCTTAATACATTTTCTTCTGGACCAGGTGCAACACAGGAGCAGATAGATGATTATAACCAAGCACTTGCCACAAAGAACTTAGCACAAGATGTATATAATGACAAACTAAATATTTATAATCAAGCAGTTTCAACATTAAATAATTATAATCAAACATTAATTAATAAAACAAACGAATATAACAACGCAGTTTTAAATGTTGCCACTGCATTGCAAAATAAAAATAATGCTGAAGATGCATACGAGCAGTCAATAAATAATCTTAATAGTGCGATTGATAACGCATGGCGTTACTATGAAGAACAATTACAAAGAGAAATTCAGTCTGCTATTGCTCAGGCAGCAGCTAACGCTGCAGCCAATCAGCCTACTCCAGAACCAACTCCAGAAACAACTCCAGAACCTACCCCAGAACCAAGTACTGAACCTACAGATGAACCTACAGATGATCCATCTCCAAAGCCTACAGAGGAACCTACAGGTGAGCCAACAGAGGAGCCAAGTCCTGAGCCTACAGAAGAGCCTACTGAGGAACCAAAGCCCACTCCTACGCCAAAGCCCACTCCTACGCCAAAGCCATCTACTGAGCCTACAGCAGAGCCTACAGAGGAACCAACTCCTGAACCTACAGTAGAACCTACACCAGACCCAGAACCAACTACAGAACCAACTACAGAGCCTACTGAGGAACCCACAGAAGAGCCTACGCCTGAACCCTCGCCAGAACCAGGACCAGATCCTGAGCCTGAAGAAAACCCATGGACTGAGCCAGATGTAGAAGTTAAAGATGAGGTTTTAGCAGAACTTATTCCTGAAAAGGGTACAGGAACAGCAGAAGACTTATCTGGAGTTATTGCTAACCTTACAAGCAAGGATAATAAGTTAGTTACTCTTTCCCCTGAACAAGTAACAGCAGTTAGCCAAACACTTAGAGCCTTGACGCAAGAAGCAAAGGCTGAGGTTGCAGAAGACCTTGGGATTAAGCCTTCAGAGGTTGCACAAATTGCTGAGCAGATGAAGTCTAACCCAGCACTGGCAGAAGCATTCGTTGAGTTTACAGATAGAGAGGCGGAGGCAGGAGAAACTCCAATGCCATTTACATTAGCAGATGCAGTAACAGAAGTACAAACAGAAGAATTCTTAGCAGACCCACTTGGAGCGGTATTTGCGGTGGACCCAGTAGAACTACTATCTAATTTCTCTGAATTAGGTATGGACATGACAGATGATCAGAGAGAAAAAGCACAGGAAGTAATTGTCCCAGTGGTCATTGTATCACAAATTGCAGGGGCAATGATAAGGAGGAATAAATGAAAATAATGAAAAAGGCATTTAATCTTATAGGCAAGGCTATTAAGGGCTTGGCTAAGTGGTTTAAAGATGCAGGAATGGAGCTAATTGCCCAGGCATTCACCCTCCTTGGATTCTTTATCGCATGGTTAACTTTGACTGGCTCAGCTAGAGATATTGTTGGAATTGCAGTATTAATAACTACTGTAATTTGGCTAATAACTATACCACTTAGAAAAGACGATAAATAGTGTATAATTGTACTATGAGAAAAATATTTTCTATTGCTTTAGCAGGCTTACTAATGATATCATTAAGTGCATGTTCACCAGAATCTTTAAATAGATACCGATATCCATGCCAAGATCCTAAAAATTGGGAAATTGCAGAATGTAATCCTCCAGAATGCGAAGCTACGCAGACTTGCACAAAAGATGTAATAAAAATTACACCTAACACACCAGAACAGGAAATAACAAATGGCTAAACAAAAACTAACGCCCGCAGATTTAGATGCTCGATTAAAGTTTATTCTAGGAATAACTCTTGGAAGTATTCTTTTTATGACAGCTCTTGGAATTATCTATGGGCTGTTGTTTGTAACACAACCTATTGGAGCTCAGTCAGAAAATGACAAAATGTTCTTCAATGTTCTAGGTAGCATTGCAACATTTATTACAGGAACACTTGCAGGAATTCTAATTGGTAACTCAGGCGCTAAAGATATTATGGCGGCACAGATACAAAATAAAGAAGTAGATGCAAAAAATACACAGGCAGATAAAAAATTAGAAGCAGAAATTGATGCAACTGCAGCTCGTTTGGCAGCAAAGCCAGATGGAGCAATGCCAGAAGAGCAACCAGTTGATCTAGATTGGGATAAAGACTAATGTCAGAACAAGGTACAGCAGCTCGTCTAATAGAAGTTGCTACAGCAGAGCTAGGAACTATTGAAGGTCCTAAAGACAACGAAACTAAATACGGTGCTTTTATGAAAGCAAACTTCCAACCATGGTGCGGAAGTTTCGTAAACTGGTGCGGGTCAGAATCTGGCGTAAAGATTCCTAATACTGTTTACACACCAGGAGGTGCAGCAGCATTTAAAAAAGCTGGTGCTTGGATTGATGTAGATGTTGCAGATCCAGAGCCAGGAGATATAGCGTATTTTGATTTCCCTTCAGATGGCGTCGATAGAATTTCTCACGTAGGTATTGTTGTTAAAGA